ATGAAAAAGACACTGCTTTCTCTTTTACTTCTCACCTGTGCCAGCAGTGCGCTGGCCGCGCCGCAGGTCATCACCGTCAGCCGGTTTGAAGTGGGCAAGGACAACTGGGCATTTAATCGTGAAGAGGTCATGCTCACCTGCCGTCCCGGTAACGCGCTGTATGTCATCAATCCCAGTACGCTCGTGCAGTATCCGTTAAATGACGTAGCGGAGCAGCAGGTGGCCAGCGGGAAAAGTAACGGACAGCCTGTCAGCGTGATCCAGGTGGATGACCCGGCAAACCCCGGGCAGAAGAAAAGTCTGGCACCGTTTATTGAGCGCGCTGAAAAGCTCTGCTAGCCGTCAGGTTTCCAGTAAAAAAAAACCGCAGGTGCTTGTAAAAGCTCTGCGGTTTTTCACATTTAGTGATGTTCTGACGCTTTTTTTCAGACCACTTTTACTGTGGACTGGAAAACCTGACGTCGTCATCTATTCTTAAAGGGCAAGGCGATTGAGCCTGCATTAATGCCAACTTTTAGCGCACGGCTCTCTCCCAAGAGCCATTTCCCTGGACCGAATACAGGAATCGTATTCGGTCTCTTTTTATCTATTTGTTTCTCAAAGGTTTTTTCGGTCTCAACACGAAATCCCCCGAAAATTACTCGAATATTCCATATCCTGTCTAAACCATAACATACTCTGCACCGCGTGCGTCCAGGTATTTTTTTGTCATTGTTAAATTTTTGTGGCCGAGTAAACGCTGAGCAAATTCTTCTCCGCGCTCCTTTTCGTATAGCCTACTCGCCAGGCTCCTGATCTCATGGAAAGGAGGTGGGTTAGGTCCGAATTTTAACCCGGTCGAATCCCTTATCTCTGCAAAGGCCTGGGTGAGTCCGTCAGGAGTCAGCGGCCCCGGCTTTCTTCCCCCGCGGCGGACAGGAGAGTAAAGCATGAAGTCGGAAGGGTTGTTAACCCGGCATCGATCAATGACATCCTGCAACACAAGCCCAGCGACGTCTAGCCTCAAATCAAGGGGAAGCGCCAGTTTGTGACCTGTTTTCTCCTGCGTAACGAAAAGCCTCCCGTCTTTAATGTCACTGAACCTGAACAGTGAAATATCCTCACGACGCTGGCCGGTGACTAGTGCCAGATCGCATGCGTTAGGCGCCCAGTCAGAATGAGTTAACGCGGCCTGGCGGATGACGGTAAATTGTTCGAGCAACAGGCGCTCTCGCTTAACTTTCGGTGTCGGCGTTCGCGTCGGCTCGGCCGGGTTCCTGTCGACATGACCTTCTACGATCGCCTCCCTGAAGATGTCCATCAGCACAGACCTGAGCCCGGAAGCCATGCTCTTTTTATCGCAGAGAATGTACGCTTCAAGGAATGAGGCGATGTCCTTTGTCGTGACAGAAGCGAGGGGAATTTTGCCGAACTCTTCCTTAATGGTGGCGATCTGGTTTCGCCTGACCTTCATCGTGTTTGGTTTCAGCTCGCGACGCTCGAGAATTACCTCGTAACGCTCCAGCCATGCAGCCACTGTGAAAGTGGGCACGTCTTTTATGCGATCCAGGAGAGAAGAGGGAAGGTAATTCTGGTCGATGTAGTTGTTGGCCTCAATGGCCTGGGCAACAGCATCCTTGCGATCAATCCGGCCAAGAGAAATCTCCTGCCCGGTCACCGGATTGCGCCAGCTGTAAAGTCTGTCTCTTTTACGATAGGTCAGGTTACGGGGCAGGTTAGCGTCGTAACGTACTGGCCTTTTCGCCATGAGTCAGTCTCTCCAGTAAGGTGCCGCCGGACGGCAGTTTGGTGTGTTTCGGTTTAGCGCGCAGATTCTTCTTGCGCGGATCCACGTAGATAGCGTCAGGCTGAACTTTATATTCCTTTCCGTGCAGCTCCGGCGCGGGATAAATTCGCCCCTCCCGCGTCCATCTACGCAGAGTAGAAAGGGAGGGTGGAGTCGTGTAGACCTCAGCAGCCCATTCCTGCAAGTTGAGAAGCTTAGCCATGAGAACTCCTTAGCCACCTGGCATTGTATGCGAGGCTGCGTTGACGTTTTGATTAATCGAAATCAGATAAGAAAAAACCGCCCGTAGGCGGTGAGATTTAGTTGTTAATGGTTGTAAATATTACTTTATTTTCAGTGCCCTTTTAGCTTCCTGCACAAGCCCATCCAGTAATGTTTCTGATGCCCCAAGATCTGCTTCAGCGCCATCCAGGGAATTTATTGCATCATCCCTATAGTCTGAGCGAGTTTCTGCTCTCATTTTGACAAAATTATTCAACAACTTAGATGCTTTTGGGGTTAACGTAAAATCAGAAAGTTGAGCTATTCGCTCAAGTTCCTGTATATCCTCCCAATAAAGGTCTGTGAGTAACTTTTCCTGTTCAGGAGGGTGTCTGTTAAACGTTTCATCTTGTTCCTGCGTGAGGCTATATTCTAGATTCAGAAAATAGCGGTCAGTCATTTTGACCCTATATGCTTTATCGATTACATCGGTGAATGAGGCCAGTCGTTTTTCCCACCACTTTTCTTTGTAAAATCGATTGAGGGCAAATTTAGCGGTTAAGAATGCAGCTACAATACCGGTTACCAGCCCAATGATTATTTTTGAAGTTAGGTCGTAATAATCGAACTCATTTCCACTCATGAGCATATCCTTGTAAATGTTAGTAGGATCCAAGAAAGCACTATCTGCATATTACTTCACCTGAAAATTTTTAACTTCAACTCAACCTCTTCTTGGCAACTGGCGCACGTCTGACAGCCGGGTACGGCAGCGCGCCGCAGCTCGGGAATTGGTTCGTCGCATTCTTCACAACGCTCAGCTGATACGGCGTTGCGGTTGATCCGGTGAGCGGAAAGGGCAGCGTTACGCTGAAGCTCTTCAATCTCTGCTGCTGTGTCGATGATATCGGCCATTTTCAATGCTCCCGGAACTGTCGGTTAATTCGGTTGAAGGTGAACGCCAGCAATAAAAAAGGCCGCGATAGCGACCTGGTGATTTGCGATTTCATGGCTGTATCCATCCTTTACCTTTGACGTGCTGAATAACGCCAAGCTTCCTGAGCGACTGGAGCCGGCGATCAAGGATGCGGAAGACGTCCATCGGGTGCTTTCCTTCTGCTTCAGCAATGACGAGGCACTCCTGCCTGACGGAAGGGCTAAATAGCTCCGAAAAAGAGGTTGGCTGAGAGCCGATAGCGCTTAAAACTTCGCTATCCAGTTTCGCGTATTTGGTCATGCTGCACCGCCTTCAGGAAAATCACCGAAGTCAGCAAGGTCAGTTTCGCGATCGAACTTAAATTCGCCTATATCGACAACCTCAACTTCGTGTTCGTAAATATCACCTCCGCCACTTTCAAGAATCTCCATGGCTTCTTCCAGGCTTTCAGCATCCACTCTGAAGGTCTGCGAACCTTCTGCTTGCTTGACCTCAGTGGTAAAAAGAAATCTTTTCACGATTCAACTCCGAAGCGGCGATTAAGCCGACCTGTGTAAACGACGAACTCAAGGAGGCTAACTCCCAGAGCTTCAATTTTCTTGTGATGCTTGTTGATGATGGGAGGCACCGTTTCGTTCCAGTTAGGCTTAGGCTTCTTGCGCATGGCCTGCTGTATTTCTTCGGTGCAGCGGCGGCAGGCGGATCGGATGGCGTTGTCTGTTTCTGGCGTCATGCGGCCTCCTCATGGCTTGGTGAGCATGGAGAATGCTGTTGCTGCCACTCGAGGAACCTGTCCATTGCCAAGGGCTTTAATTTGGTCCACCCTATGGGCCACCCCATTAGCCACTCTTCCCACCTCGGGTTCAGAAGGCCACCAACCTGGTCGTTGAGGTTCCGTGAGCGTCGCGGATCGTTCCATCTGTCCAGAGAACCGGACCGGTAATCCCTCGCCTGCGGTGTAGCGAACATTTCTCCCGACCAGCCACAAACGGTCTCGCTTATGAGGCGCGCCAAGTTCTTTTGCTGAAACACGACTCCACTGGCAATCAAACCCAATTTCGGCAAGGTCACTGATGACCACGGCAAGCCCTCTTCCAATAAGGAGGGGTGAGTTTTCCACGAATACGTATTCAGGTCGTACCTCATCGATGATTCGTGCCATTTCTTTCCATAGGCCTGATTTGTCACCATCGATTCCTGCTCCACGACCGGCCGAGCTGATGTCCTGGCACGGAAATCCTCCAGAAACGACGTCAACAATTCCCTTCCATGGCTTTCCGTCAAAACTGCACACGTCAGACCAAATCGGGAAAGCTCTGAGGATTCCATCGTTTTGTCGTTGCGCGAGAACTTGTGCTGCGTAGGCATCACGTTCAACTGCGCAAACTGTTCGCCAGCCAAGGAGGTGTCCGCCGAGTATTCCCCCGCCAGCGCCTGCGAAAAGAGCCAACTCATTCATGCCACCTCCATTTTTAAAACTTCAACTGCGCAGCCGGGCAGAAGTTCTACCGCGGCGGTGGCGCACTGGTTTCCCCAGTGGTGCCAGCCTGGCGCCGCGCTGCGGCTAAACAGCTCAATGCGCGGAACATCACCGTAGAGCATCTCCAGCCTGTGCCGCACTTCCCACGGCTTTTCGCTGTGCGCTCCGAGCGGGCTGTATACCACCTGCTTAATCCCTGCGTGCTTTCGTTCCAGCCCGGCGCCGCGGGTGGCAATCAGCAGGTCTTCGGTATTGGCCCGGGTGTGGTTGCCACCGTTCATACGCGTCTCGGCGTTAAGCAGATCGAGGAAGTCGTAAAAGTCGGTGATTTCACCCTCGGCCAGCGCCTTGTTGATGCGCAGCTCGGCGTTCTGATTCAGCTTCACCCAGGTAAAGCCCTTCATCGTGCGAATGGTAAATCCCCAGGCCTCGGCCAGTTCGATAGCCTCCTGGTTATGCGTGCCGGTGTACCACATCGCCAGCACTGCGTTTTCGGCGGCAAGCTCCCACACAGGCAGGCGCTTTATGTCGATGAGCTTCATGGTGGAGTAGTGATCGCCAGCGGCTCCGTTACTGATGGTGTTGCCGTAAGACCATGGCGGATCGGCCATAATTAAGCTGTATTTTTGATTCGGCATCTTCTTCCTCCCATCAGAGAAACGACACGGTTGAAATCTTCATAGCTCTCAATATTCCGTGAATAATCAAGCATCCTTTGGGTGCCGTTGGAATAAACTCTCCCTGGGTAAATTCCATTCGAAGATCTAAACTCCATCGTCTGGATAAGCGTTCCAGGGTTTTTTGTGCTGGCTAGCTCCGCCGTAGACATGAACGCTATCTTCTCTTCATCGATGACAACGAAGGCGTAGAAGTCACACGTCCTAAGTGACGCGGCACGGGCATAACCTTTCCCCGTTCTCGTGCCGAACCGGTAAACACTTTTTGATTTTCCGTAATCGCGCATTTTCAGCGTCGAGCGAACTTGCCCCTTAAGGAGCCTACCGTTGGCCTCAACCACAATGTCGTATGGCAACCCCTGGTCTGATGGGAAACAAACAAAACCCTGCTTGGCCAGCTTAAAAATTGCGTAATATTCTCCGCACTTCCCCAGCTCAAGCTCGCTGACATATTCTTCGCTCATGCCGCCTCCTGCCTTTCCCGATATTCCTCAGCGAGCTGGTCCTTTAATGGATTGCTGACCACTTCACCCCATGGCATTAGCCAGCCGTTACCAATGAAGGGAAGGCATAGTGTGCCAACCCTGATGTCGTCGTGAGCGTGAGTCATAGGATGGACTCCATTTCGTCAATGTAGAGGCCCTTAGCAATTAGGCGGCGACGGCGGGCGGCACGCGCTATGCACTCCTGCCGTCTGCCTTCCTGCGATTGCTCTATAGCGCGCCGGGTGAACAGGCGCGATTTACCTTGCGGCGTTACAACCTTCGGCTTCGTGACGAGGTCGAAAGTCCGGTCGCAGATGCCGTCCTCGTTGATCCACTTTTCCGACTCAACGATCTGCGCTATCTGTCCGGAGCCGCGGGTAATACCGTTTGCTACCCGGTTAAACTCGATGAGCGTTACGCCAAACTTCTCAGCGATTTCGCTGCCGGTTACCGGGCGGCCGCGCGTCTGAATCATCCAGATAACGCGCTCACGAAGGCCGGAGAATTGTCCGGTTCGCCCGGGCCTGCGGTAGAAGGGTGTGCGTTTCATTTCCACTGCTCCCCGAATGTGAAGCCGATCTCCGCCAGCGCCTCGTCCATCTTCTCGATAAACTCCGGCACCATTTCGTTGAAATCGGTCATGTACTGCGAATCCCGTTCAACGACGACGTGGTGAATGCCTTCGCGCTTCATGCGCGGGTCGTAGTTGGCAAAGAACCAGGCCTCTTTTCCCGTCACCCACATGCTGTACTGCACCTGGGCCATGTACGCAGACTTGATGGCTTCGAAACCGCCAAGGCGGAATTTCATGAAGTCGCGGGATGTGAACGGGCATTTCAATTCGAGGCCGAAATCATTACTGCAAAGGCCGTCAGGGGAGCATGCAGTGCGCATGCTCTCGTCACGGAACAGGATCGGAGACTCCGTGACTTTCACGTCGGTGGTGAACTCGAAGAGGGTGCGGGCGTCTTCTTCGTATTGCTTGCCCCAGGCCAGCGCCTTGGCGTTAACCTCTGGCGCGACGCCGGTGCATACCTCGGCGAGCAGCGTGTGGAAGTAGGACATTTTCATGTCTGTCCACTTCTTTCCCGATCTTGGCTTGGCGATGACGTTGTGCACTTCAGAGGCGGTGATAACGCCGAGGCGCAGCCTGTGCCACGCCTCGTCGCCTTGCTGAATAGTGGTTACGTCAATACCGGTCCGGGCAAGGATAATTTCTGGTGTCATGCTGCCGCCTTAGCCCTTTTCTGAAGGAAGCCAAACCCTTTCTGCGCCTCTTCTTCAGTGAGTTCTGACGCCTCAAGAATTTGCCGTTTGAAGATGTCGCTGCACAGTGGGAGGAAGTCTTTCTCCCAGTCTTTATCCAGGGCTGTTAAGAGATCGGTGATCGCCTGGAGTGTTTCTTCGCTTGCTGCTGGTGGAAGTGATTCTGTTGTGCTGCGGGGAGTGACGTCACGGATATCAACATCCAGTGATTTTCCTTCCATTTCTTCGGCGGTAGGCTGCTGTCCAATCTCAGGCCATGCCTTACGCAACGCCTGGGCTTCTGCGCATTTAGCCAGCTGGCCGTATGGGCGCTTTTTCCACATCGCGTTCGGCGCCGTGGTGTCGCGTCCGCCGGTGGCGTAGTTTTCAATCCAGTATTCTTTGGCGCTGAACTCGACGATCTCTCCGCTAGGCATGCGCTTGTAGACGGTGTATTTGCACCACTGAGGGAAGGTTACCTCGACACCAGAAAGCGTCTGCGTCGTGTCTGGACCGAACTCTGGTTCGCGGGCGCCGGCATAATCGCCGGAACGGTCTGCCTGAATACGGTAAAGCCCGATTCCCGGCATGACCACGTCGCGCCATTCGCTTTTACCCGTTCTTGAGTCTTTGACGCTCATCGGCACCAAGTGGACAGGCTTCAGTAGTGGATCCAGTTGGCGGGCACGGCAGTAATCGAGCGCCATCATTACCGATTCGTCTTTGGCGCCAGGGTAGATACTGTTCTTCAGCGCGCTCCAGGTAGCGACGTCGATACCTTTTTCCGCCAGCGCACTCGCCGTGATTGTTAATTCGTTTGCCATCGTTAATCCCCTCAAAATTAAAACGGGCAGCCGGTACGGTGTTCCCAGTCGTATTCCGCCTGGGCGTAAGCAACTGCCGAAATGAAATCGTTGTAGGCCTCGCCAGCTTTATCGCTGCGAAGTCCTTCGTATGGACTGGAGTCAATCGGGATCGTGAAGTGGAAGAGGCCGGACGGCTCATTTGGCATCATGTCGATGATTTGCTGTGCCCTGTCGTCGATCCACTTCTCCTTCTCGTCGGTGAGCTGCTGCTCAACCCAGCGCCGTTCTTCGATTCGGTCGTAAGTGAGGTATGCGTTCATGGCTGAACTCCTGAAATTTGGATGTGCAGATCCCGCCCGCAGAAGCCAGGCCGATCGGTTGAATAGGGTGGTTAGTGCTGGATAGGGTTGCCGTGACCGTCCAGAAGAACGTCAATCACGCAGTCACTGAGGCGGATGATTTCTGCATCGGTGTGCAGGTATACCCATTTTCGCTCCTGAATGACTGCTGAGACGCGATAAGTTCGGCCTTCATGCATTGCCATCATGCCGGGCGTGACGCATTGGCGAATGAGTGGGGTGGTGCCGTAATGGTTGATCATACCTTCACCTCAACCTGTTTCAGGAGGCCAGCGATATGCATCTGCCAGCGGTTCAGCACCAGTTTTTCCCGCGGTGCCGATACCGACGTCAGCTGCCACTCGTTATCGTTGAGCTTTTTGGCGGTGTACTGCTTGCCGTTGTGGGTGACTGTCATGATTCAGTCTCCAGGTGCCCGTTGCTGCGCAACCATGCGATAACTTCATCTACATCAAGCCGTTCAAGAATGTCTTCGATGTGACCAGCGGCCTCAGCCCAGTCTATGTAGTCATCAAGATCGATTTCCTGAAAGAGCGCTTTCCCTTCAATTTCAGAGACAAGGTCTGAGAGTTCCACGCCACGAACTTCTAAATTGACGTGGTCGCGGTAACCACTTGTTGAAACATCAATACCTGTAGCTTTCACTGCAAAATCAATTGTCATAAATCCTCTTGGCCTTATCGCGGCGAACGGAACAGTTAATACAAGACTTCAACGCATTTATTCAGTGTTTCAATGGGCGGTGGATGGCCGCCGGTTGTCATAACTAAGCCGCCTCGGAGAAGCGACTGAGGTATGAAAAAACCCGCCGTGGCGGGTCTTCAGAAATAGTATTTGTGGTCGTGCATCGCTCGCTCGAGGATTACCTTTGCATCTTCAAAGCTCGAAGATTCAAAAGCCTCTCTTATGGCCTTAGCCAGGCAAGTCGCATCGCTTTCATAGTCATCAGCTCTGCTTTCCCAGTTTGATGCCTCTTCTTCAGCCTCATAAAGGCGATCGCCATACTCGCACTCGAGTTCCTGGCGCACTTCATCACGAAGCTTCTCCTTGATGATTTCGGAGGCTTCTTCAATCGGCATTGTTTCCAGAATCGTCTCTGGCTGATGAGTGCCGTATTTCAGTGAGATGTCAGTAGCAAACATGCAACCTCCAAAAAAATGCCCGCGCGCTGGCGGGCCAAGAAGACTTTTCCAATCCAACCAGAACACGATCATCGTCTCCTGTGCGGTTGAGATGGCAGTATTACCATCACCAAGCATCGGCGCCCGGTGCTTGAGGTTGGCTCTGTAGTTACCCGCTGATGCGGGAGAAATGCTTTGTGGTGGAGTGCTCCGGATTCGAACCGAAGTTTTCATGGGTGATCAGTCCATGCAGGCCCAGCCACACCCCACTACAAAACATTCCAGTTACGCACCATTGCCGCTCTCCCTGAGCCCGCCGGGCGTCCGACGCATGGTTTACTGTCGCGCCGTTCGACTGACCGAATCTCCACTTCGCCGCTGGCTAACTTCGCTCAGCTGTCGATGTTTCGTTTCGATGGATTGAATATACAAAACGTATTCTTATCATGCAATACGAAATGTATAATTGGTGGGTGGTTTTGTGATAACAAATTGTATTCTAAGGTGATTTATTTTTTTAAATACCAGTGCTACGCTTAAAAAAACAGCAGGAGGGATGTGCATGGTTCTGGATGAAGAGCGTATAAGCATGAAAATTCAGGCGATGGGGCGGGCGGTCATGGAGTTGTCACTGGCTGATTTACCCATTACCCAGCAAAACATCATCGACAAGCTGAAGCAGTACCGGAAGGAAACAGGAAACGTGATAGGGAAGGGAGCTAACAGGGATGATGCGGAGTTGGTGAGGAAGGGGCAATAAAAAAGCCCGCACGGGCGGGCAGGTAGTGTTGCGATAGTTATTGTTATCAGCTTCAGGCTGGATAGTTATCGGCAGAATGGGGGATAGCTTTATGGGTGGGCAATAAAAAACCCGGCGCGGTGGCCGGGCTTAATAGACTAACGCTTATTCCTTTGGTGCTTCTTTGCTGCATCAACTTGGGTGCTTCCATATTCGCGCTTGCCGCTATTACTCTTACCCCTGGCCTTCCCTTTTTTGCGGTCTTCCCACCATTCAGGGGCTGGGTTGGGCTCAGCATGCAAAGCGTCGGCAAGGCCTGATATCAAACTATATGACTGGACCCCATCAATGTGTTCCGACAAAGAAGGCGTAACATTCTGCCTGAGTGGATCGAGAATGAAGTCAATCCCTTTAATCCTGGCGTGTTTAGCTGCGGGTACAAAATCTGAATCGCCAGCGACTAGTACAATAACATCAACAAGTTTTTCATAAGCCAGAGTGGTTATGTCCATTCCAAGCTTGATGTCCACCTGTTTTTGCTTAATGTCATAGTAAAAGTCATCATTAGTCAGTTGATCCCATTTCTTCGTCCCTTTCATAAGCGCGTCAAGGGAGAAAGTTGTCAACTGCCAGCGCTTATTATCAACGAGATGACCAAGCCTTAAGGCTGTTTTCCGAGTTTTTCTTAATTCTTCATGCAGCTCGGTTCTCAAAATATAAGATTTCTCAAGCTTAAAGTTTTTGCGGCCAGTCGTCTTGTTTCCCGGGTCTGGAAGCGGGAGGCGGGTTTGAATGTCTAAAGGTGGGCAGTCATAAAAGTAAATTCTATAAAGTTCAAGAGGATCTCTCCGTTCTTGAGATTGCCGCTTTCCGTTTAAATGGGAAAGAACCATAGACCATATGACTTTCATGATGCACTGCGCTGTAAGCTCATGTTCAGCAAAGTGCTTACGATGCGTCGAGTGCACCCTTTGCATGAAAAATCCTGCATCAATTAAAATTGCTGCCTTCTTCATAAAAATCCCAAAAAAAATAGCCCAGAGCCGTTATGCAGATATTAACAATTGTCTGCGAACGGGGCTGGGCTTGGTTTGATAAATCTATGCCAAGTTAACTAGGCCGTCAACACAAAATTGTATATTTTACTATTGTCAACCATAGAGGGATGACCATCTACCTACTATACGCCGACCAGAACACCTTGCCGATCAGACCAGCCGCATCTTCGTCTCTACAGCAACACCGATAATTCGACAGTTACCATTAATCGGCACGAGTGGCCATTGCGGGTTAAGGCCCTTCAGGTACTTCTGCCCACCATCGATCACCAGCTTCTTAAATGTTGCCTCGTTCGAATCGGATAGCTTTGCTATTACCAGACTGCCATTTACCGCATCTCTACCGGTGTCGAAAAGTACATAGGTTCCTTCAGGTATGCTCAAGCCAGTAGGGGCTGTCATTGACTCGCCCTCAACGAGCAACCAGAACGCGTCACCCTGAATGTGAGCATTCGACTCAAGCCACAGATCTATATCTTTTAGGGTGTATGGCTCAACCGCTTCGCACCATGAACCAGCCTGGACACTGCTGATTACTGGATACTTGTTACCAGGATTGTAGGGGCCAGCGTACTCCACATCACCCTTAAGCGTGTCGTCAATGATCATACCGCCAGCTCCTACGGAGAAGTTCTTTTTGCCAAGGAACTGCAATATTTTTGCGATCTCGGAAAGGCTTGGCTCACGCCGAGCGTTCAGCCAATGACTTACCGCACCTTTAGTAATACCGAGGTGCTCCGCCAGCTGTTCCTGATTGATGCCCTGACTTTTCATCAGGGTCTTAGCTAAGTCGTACCATTTCATAGTCATACCCGAATGATACAAGTTGTATATATTTGCGCGAGCCACAATTCGTATATTTTACTTGCGAACAAAGAATACAAAACGTATATTTAAGTTGTTTAAAGGAGACCCGACATGAACAATATCCGAAAAATCCGCAGAAACATCGGTTTGACTCAGCGACAGATTGCCGAAGAGCTGAACCTGTCGACAGGTGCGGTTTGCCATTACGAAAAAAATAAACGCAGCTTAAGCCTTGAGCAGTGCCGGGCGATTGTTGCAGCTCTGAATAAGCATGGCGCTTCAGTAAGCGTTGATGACGTTTTTCCACCAATCAGCAACAACGCCGCCTAATTGGCGGCCCTAACCACGAAAGGGAAAGCAATGCATTCACTTGCGTATCAACACAATACCGGAATACACCCGGGAGCGATGATAAACCGCGCTCAAGCTAAAGCGGCGCCAGACCACGAAAAGATCCGCGATGCGGTTCGGGCATGGTCGTCGGCGCTGGACAATCAGGACGTCGTTTCGGCGCTGATCATCAACGAATACCGGGAGCAGGGCGGGACCGCCATCAGCTTCCCGGAAGACATCAGCAGGGCGCGCCAGAAACTTTTTCGCTTTCTGGATAACCGTTTCGACTCTGAGCAGTACCGCGAGAACGTGCGCCAGCTGACGCCCGCAATCATGGCCGTGCTGCCGCTGGAATTTCGCAACCGCCTGGCGCCGCAGAACGACACGATGTCGCTGATCGCCTCTGCGATGAAAGAGTGCGCCGAAGCTAAACAGGCCGTGCTACTGGACGCTCCAGAGCATCAGAAGCTGAAAGAGGTAAGCGAGGGTATTGCGTCGCTGTTCCGCCTCATGCCGGAGCAGGCAGGACCGTTGATGACGATGGTCACGTCGATGCTGGGGGTTATGTGAGAAGTACAGAAATGGCGAAAGCCGCGGTGCTGTAACACCAACGGCTTTCAGGTGCAATAAACGTCAGTCAATTGCGAGGCAATTATGCCAAGTAAATCAAAGAGAGTAAACAAACCGGAGGTAGCACGTGAGCATGTCACTTATGGCGAAAGCAATGGGGGTCAAAGTGGGAAACTCACTGCGTAAGCTCGTCCTGATTAAGCTGGCTGATAACGCCAACGACAAAGGCGAATGCTGGCCTTCGTATCAACACATCGCCGACCAATGCGAATGCAGCCGAACGGCTGTTCGTAACCATATTGATGCGCTTGAAGAAATGGGTCTTATCAAGCGTGAGAACCGTGTCGGCGTCAACAACGGAAAAGGTAACACGTCAAATGTGTATTACCTCAAATTAGATGCCACCCCTATGCCATTAAATGGCACAGGGGTATGCCACGACGAAGCACCCCCTATGCCATCAGATGGCACACCCCCTGTGCCACCAGATGGCACCAGAACCAGTCACTCTTTTGAACCAGTCATTGAACCTAACTCTCTCTCTGGGCGCGAAGGTTTTATGAGCGAAGCCGCTAAACGTCGGATCGGTATTTCACCAAACGGGGAGATTCCATTCCCGCCCCTGTTTAAGCCGTCGGCAGATCACATTGCCATGGCTGCCGAGAAGGGGGTGAGCATTGAAACTGAGCTGCTGAACTTCCGGGACTATCACCTTTCCCGTGGCACGCAGCTAATCGACTGGAATTCGGCTTTCAGAGTCTGGATCCGGAATGCCAGGGTTAACCCGCTGGCTAAGCGTGGTCGTGCCGAGCAGGAAGCGCCTCACTGGAACAGCCGCGAGGGATGGGAGGACTTCCTGTGAATAATCAGATTATGCAAGCCGTTAACGGCCGTGATGGCGCGCTACTTTCCAGAATGGCGAACGGAAGTAACGACCAGCAGAAGGTTATCAACCCTGAGGCTGAGGGGCTTGTTGATTCTCTCTTTCGGCAGCTGAAGCAGATTTTCCCTGCGTCTACGCAGACAAACCTGAAAACTGACGCAGACGAGAAAACGGCAAAGCGTCAGTGGATCGCAGCGTTTTCAGAGAATGGGATCCGCACACGCGAACAGCTTTCTGCCGGAGTACGGCACGCCCGCGCCAGTGAATCACCTTTCTGGCCGTCGCCGGGGCAATTCATCAAATGGTGCAAGGATAGCGGCACGGTGCTTGGCATTGGCCTGGCTGATGTGATGAATGAGTTTCATCGGTATAGCCGCGAAAAAGGGCTGCATACCGGCGGAGCAGAAGCTTTCCCGTGGTCTCATGACGTCATGTACTGGATTGTGACCGATACGCGCAGAGCGATGTACCAGCGCCAGCTGAGCGAGGCTGAAACTGAAAAATACGCGTCAAAAAAACTTGAGGAATGGGCGCTGAAAGTTGCTGGTGGGGAAAAAATACCATCTCCCATCCTGGCGCTCGAGAATTCTGATGAAGTGATCCCGACAAATCACGTGAGCCGTCAGGCCGGTTATCACCCGGAAGGAAAAAGCTTCGGGTGCATGCCAAACGCAGCGACTCTCGGAGCTCTAACCCCGGCCCAATGGCTTTGGGAAGAGTATCAGCGCGGGAAAGAGAGAGGGCTTATCCAATGAAAGGCAAACAGGCAATCCTGCGTTATCTCGAAACGCACCGGACCTTCACCGCGAAGGATGTGGCCACAGAGTGCGGCATGACCATCAACTGCATCACGAAGAACGCTATCGATCTGGAGCGGGCCCGCAAGATTGTCCGGGTGAACAAGGTCTGGCGAACGGTGACTTATCGCCTGGCGACGCCAGAAGAACAGGATGGCACCGCGCGCAGCTGCACCAACGGAATATTTCAGGAGTGCCGCAACAGCGCGGCTATGAAGCGAGTATTGATGGTTTGGGGGAGGGTAGGGGTATGAAAATTTACATCGCAGGACCAATGACGGGTTACGAAAACTACAACCGTCCGATGTTTAACGCAGTAGCACAGCAGATGTTATCAGGTGGTCATGTGGCATTAAATCCGGCCACGCTCCCGGATGGTTTATCTCAGCGTGAGTATATGGACATCTGCCTGGCGATGCTTCGCTGCGCCGACGCCATTCACATGCTGCATGGGTGGAAAGAGTCGGAAGGTGCCGTCGCTGAGCATGCCATGGCTAAAAAGCTGGGAATTAAAATTTCTTACCAATTTGAAGGATCTGCCGCATGAAACCAACATACGAAGAACTGGAAGCCAAGTGCGCGGCGCTGGCTGCGGAGAATGCGGGGCTGAAGTCAGCGATTGAAAAGCATGCTGACAGTTACATCATGTGCGGATATTGCCGAACTGAGCGCGATGGCAAGAACGACGATGTTTGTGAAGTGCTTGATTCAACCCCAGCGACCGACGCTTTCCTGGCTGAAGTGCGGGCGCAGGGTGTGGATATGGCAGCCAAAAGCGACCAATTTTCAACATGGGTGCAGCAGGGGCTGCGTAGCTTCGCCATCGGCGTTCGCCAAGGGGATGAACAATGAGCAACATCGACAAACTGGGGCTGCGCCTAACAGCAGAAAAAGCGAAAGATAACTTCATGCCGAACTTCATGGTCCCCACTCGGGATGTGCTGGCGCTGCTGGATGAGCTGGAAGCCAAGGAAAAGAGGATTGCTGAGCTGGAGGCACAGGAGGTGCGTGAAGAGGGTAATCAATTCCTCGTTGTTCGTCATCCCGGAAGGTCTCCAGTAATCAAGCACAGCGCTGGCGACCTCGAAGGCTTTCTGCGCCAACTACTTGAGCATGACCCTATGGCAACCATCGACATAATCACACACAGATATTACGGCGTTGGTGGTCAATGGGTTCAGGATGCAGACGAATATCTGCAAATGATGGCAGCCGCAGCCGGTAAAGGAGAGTGATATGGCTGATAAATGTGATCGCTGTGCCGTCGGAATTATCGGCACAAAGTCGATCCTCGCCGGTGACTGGAAGGCTGCCGAAGCCGATTTTGAAAAATTAATCGAAGACTGGAATGAGAAGACAAAGCGCTTTGCTATTCCGCACCCTGGCTTCGCTCGTAAATTCTTTTACTGCCCACTGTGCGGCAGCAAGGTTGAGGACTAACCCATGACATTAACCAAAGAATGGCTCCAGCAGACAATCGCGGAGCTTGAAGAAGAGCGCGATGCAGTGCCCGGAGTTGTAAACGAAGATGCGGCCATGGCGCTTGCGGCGATGAAGCGGGCGCTGGCATCGCTCGAAGCGGAGGCGGTGGCATTACGTGACGAGCGTTCAGGTAGTGGAGGTATCAGCAAGAAGCCTAGCTTTAATGACCTACCGCATGGCACACCGTTATACCCCGCACCGCCAGCGCCGGTAGGAATGAAAGACCATCAGATCCGTGAGCTGGTGAACGAGCTGCGTGATATAGCATTCAAGTATCACGGGAGCCAGCAGCTTCGTGAACACATTGCTCGCACAATACGCGCCGCCATGCTTCAGGGTGCCGAACGTGGAAGTAATCGTGATGAGTTGACGGATGTTGTAAATGGCTTGCTTGCTGTCATGGATGAATATCCAGAAACCCTTGTTCCAATTAACAGGGATTCAGCACTAGTTAGACAGTTACGCGTCGCGGCAGGAGACTAAATAATGGGTTTAAAAATTTACGGCAATAACTTCTCAGGTAGCGAAGTTGGATACCAATTCAAAACTGAGATGAAAATGACTTGCCAGCAGTGCAAGCACACGGAATTCGTGAAAGGTAACTTGATTGAGGACGTCAAATGCCCTGCATGCGGTGGTAATGATCTGGTCTTTGAAACGTCAGCACCGCAGCAGGAGTAATTGGATGCCAAAATTCAAGAGAATAATCATTAGTTACTTCAGTGGAGAGCCAAGGGAGTTAATGAGGAAAGCGGGGTTTACATGGAAGTTTACTAGGCCTGTTCCGATAGCTGACTGTGTTGAGTTTTATTGTTGCGAGCGTAAGAAAAAAGGGCCGTTACCTGAAAACTTTCGTAGTGTCGGATGGAGTGATGAGGGAGCATTTTCATACTTCACAGAAGAGCAGATTGAGGCATGTAAGCAGTGGGCAGCAGCACCGCGGCAGGAGGTGAAGTGATGGGCAAGTTTACTTTCGTCATTGAGTTCGAAGACGGCAAGGAGCCGCCAGTACATGCCCATATGGAAGCTTTCGGCGGGAGGGTTGTTGCGGTCGCGTTCCGTGATGCATTGAGCGAGGACAATCCTCCGAAGACGATCAATACATATCCTCAGGTGCTTAGCGAGATGCGGTGCTTTATCTGCAATGGTAAGCACCCGATCGGTATCGCCTGCCCATTAAGTTCGCCAACAGTGGTGTCTCATGATGCCTAACCCATTCGATGCAGAAAGGCTGTAAGAAAAAATAGCAAACTATTTTAACTCATTGATATATACACATGTTTTACAATTTAACAGCTTCATTTCCTCTTTCTTGGTGGTACATTCATTTGGCGATGTAAGACCAACAGGAGGCGTTATGAGTATCGATCAACTTTGCATGAAACAAGAGTGTTGGGCATTGGAGATGCTTGGTAGGGTTGGCGCTTTAACGCAGTGCCCCCATCATGAGGGCGCTTATGTTGATGAAGGCGTAGATGAGGCTAACATCTATAAATACGCAGCTGGAGCTTATAAAAAAAGCAATGGTGGTCATCCATTTGAAAATTTTAAAGAGATGACTGATGCCGTTAAAGGCGCATACGAAGAGCACGGTGGAAATGATGTTTGCCCGCTGTGCTTTAAACGCGTGGACGACTAACTCATTGGCCTCTCCGGAGGCCTTTCTCTTACGTTGATTTTGTTGAATCAACCGTCCATAATCATGTCATCGGAGCCTGAACAACTCCGGTGACTTCTGCGCATTTAAGGGGACTTAAATGCGACCACAATCTGAACTCCTCACCTTGCCACAGATGCAGAAATGCACCTGCGATTTTCTGCATTCTGCGTTACCTCTCGGAGGTGGCGTATGAAGCAGCACTACTGCATCGTTAACGACACCGTTAAAGACAACCTCATAGCGTACATTCGCACCCTGCCAGTAAACCCTCGCGCGCCGATGGTGGTCGAGGCCCGGGAGGAGACCCGCACAGACAAGCAAAACCGCCTGATGTGGCCGCTGCTGAAAGACCTGTCTGACCAGGTGGTTTGGCACGGCGAAAAGCTGACCCGCGAAGAGTGGAAGGACCTGATCACCGTTCTGGTGAATCAGACTCAGGACCAGGAGCAGAAATCCGCGCCGGGCATCAACGGCGGCCGCGTTTATTTCGGCGTCCGCACATCCAAATCCAGCAAGCGCTACATGGTCGACGTCATTGAGGCAATTTACTGGTTCGGCACCGACCGCGGCGTGAAGTTCTCCGAAGCATCCAATAGGCGCATCGCCTGGGCGCAAGAGTGGAGGTCTTCCCGTGGGTAGTCCTCTCGCGCGCGTCATCACAAATCACATCTTCAACGTTCCGGCGCGCCGCAAGCGTAAGGCCGTGGTTAAGCCGTCCGATATCCCGACCCTTAAGGGCTACACCGCCCGCCTAGTTGATCAGAAATGGCTGCGCCTCGCGGCACGGAGGAAACATGCGTAAACCATCCCGCCGTAAGTGCAAAGTATGCGGTGAATACTTCTTGCCGAAATTCCACGACATCCGGATCCGCTGGTGCAGCCCGGAGCACGGCGCAATCCTCGCGATGGAAGAACGCGAGAAGGAGAGGGTTAAGGCCGCGGCGAAACGCATCAAGGAGCAGCATGAAGCTGAGAAAGCAGATCGCCGGCGCCTTGCTGAGAAGAAGCAACAGGTTAAACCGCTCAGCTACTTCATCAAGCAGGCTCAGCAGGCTTTTAACGAGTTTATCCGCTACCGCGACCGCCATTTGCCTTGCATAAGCTGTGGCCGCCACCACGAAGGCCAGTACCATGCCGGCCACTTCCGCACGACCGGGGCTAATCCAGAGTTACGCTTCGACGAAGACAACTGTCATCGGCAATGTGCCCCCTGCAATAACCATCTCTCAGGGAACCTCATCAACTACCGACCTGCACTCATTCAGAAGATAGGGCAGGCTCGGTTTGATGCGCTGATGGGCCCACACGAGCTACCGAAATGGAAGCGTGAAGATTACATCCGCCTTCGTGACGAGTACCGCGCGAAGCTAAAAGCACTTAAACAGCGGGAGGCTGCATGAAGGCATTCACTCCAGCTGAAGCGAGAAAGTTCGTTGCCAGCACTTGGTATGAAACGACGCAGCTTTCTAAAAGAGAAAGGCTGTATGCAAAAGCTCGCGAACTGATAAGCGGCGATCGAGCGGAAATTATCTGTCAGACAGAAACCCCTGAATACAGAAAGTCAGCACGGGAGTGGTGGAATCATGACCAGAGCTGATTTCGAAAAGTACCAGGCCGAAAGCGTTAAGCGCGCCAACCTGCCGCCAGTAGCCAAGCACAGCCAGACCAAAACCAACCAGCCACAGAAGGAAGCCGCATGAACAGTCAGCAACTGGAATACGTACGTCAGCAGCTCATTGTGGCGACCGCAGATCTGAGCGGTGCTACGAAAGGGCAACTGGTAGCTTTCGCAGAGAACGCGCAATTCACCGCGACAGCGCGCAGCCGGGGCCGGAAGAAAATCACCGACCCGGTCACCGGTCGGAAAGTGAACCCTGAGGGGACGCCGATGAGCGGCAGCCAGTCGCGCGCCAAGGGCTCATCCATCGCGCTGGTCAGCCCGGTAGAGTTCGGTACAGCGTCATGGCGCCGCGCCGTGCTGTCACTGGATGAGCATCAGAAAGCGTGGCTGCTGTGGAACTACAGCGAGAATATCCGCTTCGAGTACCAGGTGGCGATAACTCAGTGGGCGTGGGCAGAGTTCAGGGAGCAACTCGGCGCGAAGAAGGTGGCCGGCAAGACGATGGAACGCCTGAAGAAACTTATCTGGCTGGCGGCGCAGGACGTCAAAGCGGAGTTGGCGGGGCGTGAGACGTACGAATATCAGGCGCTGGCAGAAATGGCTGGCGTGGCGAAGTCCACCTGGACGGAAACGTATCTGCCTCACTGGCTGACTATGCGGACCACATTTAAGCGGATCGATAGCGGTGCGCTTATCTCAGTAACGCGATCACGTTCACAACAAAAGGCGACAAATTCGCACGCAACTCTTGCAAAACCGAACTGAAACGCATATATTTCATGTAAATCTGATATCGTCGCCATAGCTTCGTAGGTCGACAAAGAATTAAGAGCCTCGCCATCGTGCGGGGCTTTGTTTATTGTGCTTTCTGTAAACCAAATGGTCGTTAAAAGTTAAAAATCATTTTTTACTTATGTAAAATGTGGCCTCCAGTTAAAACAGAGAGGCCTCATCATGAAGAACTTCCAGCTTTACGTTGGCGGCACTAACAACATCACCTATCGTTACGAAATCAGAAAGGTGGATGATGCTTTTAGTGTTCGAATATTCAACGTCAAAAACAAGTTGCACAAAGAGGTCGGTTGTAAGTCGCTTCGCTTTGTGTCAGCTCATGATGTTATCGATGAGTGCACATCGCATTACAGGAGGCACGCTGAAGGCCTAAGAGGCTTTTTACGTGGGCTCAAAATGTGGTGAAGTTGCAACTCAACAGACAGGTCGCTCAGGCGGCCTTTTTATTTTCCTGTAGCTAAGCGGTAAAGCTCCCAAATCATAATTGGTTGATTGCTGGTTCGAATCCAGACGGGCGACCCAAACCCAGTACCTGGGACCCTTCGGCCATAGAGCCGACATTGCCTTACCCTCATCTTCCCGGCCTGTCGCCGGGTTTTTTATTCAGGCCGCAGACAATCAATTCCAGATGCCACGTATCTATCGTGTCTGACGGCCTTTCCCCACTACACAAACAGCACCCCGTTTTTCGGAGGTGATATGGCTAAACGTATGCAAGATAAAGAAAGCATTGCCGGAGTGTCATGGCTGATTGTCCTTGCCCTGTCATGCTGGGGCGGCCTGGTCCGATACCTTATTGACGTGAAGCAGAACAAAGCCACCTGGAGCTGGATTAACGCGCTGGCACAAATTGCAGTGTCCGGTTTTACCGGTCTCATTGGTGGGCTGATCAGCGTTGAAAGTGGGCTGAGCCTTTACATGATTCTGGTTACGTCTGGTATCAGCGGAGCGATGGGCTCAGTGGCACTGACGTACTTCTGGGAACGCCTGACGGGGATGAAGAATGCAAACCAGTGAGAAAGGCATTGCCCTGATCAAGCAGTTCGAAGGCTGCAAACTCACCGCGTACCAGGACAGCGTCGGAGTGTGGACGATTGGCTATGGCTGGACTCAGCCTGTCGACGGTAAACCAATCTGCGCCGGGATGACGATTAAGCAGGAAACGGCAGAGCGTCTGCTGAAAACTGGGCTGGTCAGCTACGAAAGCGATGTGTCCCGCCTGGTCAAAGTTGGCCTGACTCAGGGGCAATTCGACGCCCTGGTGTCGTTCACGTACAACCTCGGCGCCAGGTCACTGTCGACATCGACCCTTCTGCGAAAACTCAACGCCGGTGATTACGCTGGCGCTGCCGATGAGTTCCTGCGCTGGAACAAAGCTGGCGGCAAAGTCCTTAACGGGCTGACTCGTCGGCGTGAGGCGGAGCGCGCTCTGTTTCTGTCGTGATTAGCGCGCTGGTAAAGCGTTACTGGGTGCATATAGCTGTCGTGGCGCTGATTGCTCTGATGGCATTAATTATGCGCCACTATAGACAGAGTGCCTTGGAATACCGAGATCAGCTCGATAAAGCGACGGTCAGGGCAGAAACATCGGAGGCGATCACCAGCAACGTGATCACCACGATGAACCTCATCCGTGACATCTCACAGGCTACCCAGAATGCAAAGAACGAACTGGCTCAAAAGAGCGAGACACGCATTGTCTACATCAAACAGGCGCTTGAAGGCGATCCGTGCGCTAACCAGCTTGTTCCTTCTGCTGCTGCTGACAGCCTGCGGGAATACGCAGACAGTTTACGTTCCGGCTCCAGTGGTGCCGATAAGCGCTGACCTGACAGCAGACACGCCGATCCCCGGAATGGTGGTTCCGTTCACGTGGCAGGCAAGTCTGGAGTTAAACGCTCAGCTCTATACGGCGCTGGGGCAGTGCAATCTGGATAAGGCGGGGATTAGAAGTATTGAAGAACGCCGTAATGCTGTGCAATCAGCAGACAAATGAGATGGATGATGTCGTTGATTGCTGGTGCGAAACTATTAATGAATTGCATGATTTCTCCTTCTTAAGGCTGTACGGTTCCGAATGTTTAACCTAAGTCAGTTTCGAATCTCAGGTTCTATAGTGGTCTCTAATTATTTTGCTGCGGATCCCTTCCATTAGGAGTGGTCTTTAATGCAGATATCACTTTGTCCAACATGTTGGACTTCACAAGCGGATAAAGAGGCTCTCAATGTCCGACATCTACCAAATCACGCTAACCACCCAAACAGGCGAAACCTTCACGGGCAAGATGTCACGACGTCAGCCTGAGCTGGTGAACGGCTTTGTGCCGCTGGCGACCGAAACGGGCGAGTGGCTTTACTTCGCTCCTGACGACGTGAAGCGCGTGCAGTTCACGCCAGTACCGGCAGAGCAGACCGAACTGTTAAACGAGATGGCAGATTAGCCGAAACAGAGGCGACCACGCTGATAGATCAGGCCGCCAAATATAAAAATGGTTATGAATTACTCGCGCTGAATTCTTTCCCATTCAGCCTTGTAATGCTCCTTCTCGTCGACGCATGAAGGGCATAGCAGCCCTCCATAATACATTTCATTTTCAATAGCACTTTCGAGATCGTCACCCTCAAGGATGACTTGGCAGTCGTTATGATGTCCTCCCGGGTTGGTTACTCCATCACATTTCTCGGTTAAGAAAGGGTCTAAAACAGCCTGTTGCTTTGCGGTTAGGCTGTCGTACCCATTATCAACTGCTCTTTGGGCTATTCCTGGAACCATCGCATTTTGATTATGAAAACGATCATGTTTTAGCATCGCATCAAGAAGTGATTCTGTAGACATATAAACTCCTTTTAACTTGGAATAAACATGGCACTCACCGACAAGCAAGAAATGTTCTGTCGCGAGTACCTCATCGATTTAAACGCCACGCAAGCGGCTATTCGGGCGGGGTACAGCGCAAAGACAGCTAACCGCACCGCGTCCGAAAACCTGTCAAAACCTGACATCCAGTCCAGAATTGCCGAACTTAAAGCGCAACGCAATGATCTGGTTGGTATAAATGCGACATACGTCCTGAATCGTCTCGTTGAGATTGACCAGATGGACGTGCTGGATATCCTGACCTCGACCGGAGAGTTGAAGCCGGTTTCTCAGTGGCCGAAGGTCTGGAGGACAACGCTATCGGGGCTGGATGTCGTTGAGATGTCAGCCGAGGGAAACACCGCCGCACTGCTCAAGAAGATTAAGTGGCCTGATAAGGTGAAGAACCTTGAGCTGATTGGTAAGCACATCGATGTCCAGGCATTCCGTGAGCAGGTGAAAACAGAGCACGTAGTTGATTCAATATCTGACCTGATGGATTCACTGTCTCAGGGGGCGTAATGAAACCTGAGCACCTCAAGCTGCTGGCCGACAAAGACTGGCGGCTTAACAATCTCTACTGGATCACCGACAAAGAGGGAAAGCCAACGCGCTTCAGGATGACGCCTGAGCAGCGGGAATACTTCGAGGGGATCCACACCCGAAACATCATCCTGAAAGCTCGACAGCTCGGTTTCACCACTGAGGTGTGCATCATCCAGCTCGACGCGGCTCTGTTCGAGTCGGCGAAGTGCGCCCTGATTGCCCACACGCTGAATGACGCAAAGCGTTTGTTCCGAGAAAAGGTGAAGTACGCATACGACAAGCTGCCAGCAGAGATAAAGGCGGCCAACCCGGCGAGCAATGACTCGTCTGGTGAGCTGGTCTTTAAGAAGGGCGGCTCGCTATACGTCAGTACGTCGTTTCGTGGTGGTACGCTGCGCTACCTTCACGTTTCCGAGTTTGGAAAGATATGCGCCAAGTATCCGGACAAAGCCCGTGAGATCGTCACTGGTGCGTTTGAGGCGGTATCGACGGGATGCTTCGCTACTATCGAGAGCACGGCAGAGGGACGGGCGGGTTACTTCTTTGATTACTGCCAGACGGCAGAGAAGGCGTTGCTACAGGGCAAACCCTTATCCGCGCTGGACTGGAAGTTTTTCTTCTTCTCCTGGTGGAAGAACCCACAGTACGCAATCGACCCGGTCGAACCTCTGCCGGTGCGCCTGCTGGAATACTTCGCAGAGATGGAAGCGAAGCACGGCGTAGTCGTCAATGAGCGCCAGAAAGCCTGGTACTACGCCAAAGAGAAAACTCTCGGCGACGATATGAAGCGCGAATACCCGACCATTCCGGCTGAGGCGTTCCAGCAGTCGGTCGAGGGCGCGTACTACGCCAAGCAATTCCGCTGGCTCTACACCAATAAGCGGATCGGCCAAATCCCGGATAACTCACACCTCCCGGTGCACACGTTCTGGGATATCGGCGTGGGGGACTCCACGGCGATCTGGTTCGTTCGCGAGGTCGGCGAAGAATTCCACATCATCGACTACTACGAAAACTCCGGAGAGGGGCTGAGGCACTACATGAAGGTGCTGAAGGATAGGGGTTATGAGTACGGTGAGCACTGGGGTCCGCACGACATCGATAACCGTGAATTCGGTGCTGACGCCAAATCCCGCAGAGAACTTGCCCGTGAAGGGTATGAAATCGACGGGCAGGTTTACAGCATGACGTTTCAGGTGGTTCCGAAAGTGGGAATAGACACTGGCATTGAGTCGGTGCGCGAAATCCTTCCGTCCTGTGTATTCGATGAGGAGAAGTGTGCCGAGGGCATATCTCACCTCGAGGGCTACCGCAAGGAGTGGGACGACAAGCGCGGGTGCTGGAAAGATAAACCGCTTCATGACTTCACATCACACGGTGCTGACGGCTTCCGTTACTTTGCAGTAGCGAAGAACAATCACAAGCAGGTCGGCGCAGTATTCTTCTAAGGAGCTCATCAGTGAGTGAATTAAGCACCGGGGAGCAGTTCCTCGTTAATGCCCTTGCTGATGCTATCGGGCGGCAGCGCATGCTGTACGCGGGCCAGCCGGGAAATACCAAACGCACGAAGTTGTGGGATGAGTTTGGCTATCCAAACAGTCTCGAGTTCGACCGCTACTACCGGGCATACGAGCGCAACGCGGTGGCGTTTGCCGCAGTCCATAAGCTTCTTGATTCGTGCTGGGTTGATAACCCGACGATCATCGACGGCGACGACGGTAAGGAGTCAACCGAGACAACGGACTGGGAAAAGTCAGCCACTAAGCTGCTGAAGAAGCACTGGCCGAAAATTAAGGATGCGGATCGCCGCAATCTTGTTGGCCGGTACTCGGCATTGCTCATTCAGTTCCGCGACGGCAGGGAATGGCATGAGCCGGTAGATCGGGCGAAGGTTAAATCCCTGCGAAATATCGGTAGCGGACCTATCGTTAAGCTAATCCCCGCGTGGGAATCGCAGATCAAGCCAGGCAACTTCGATACAGACACGCTTTCAGAAACGTACGGCCAGCCAATCTCGTACAACTTCAACGAGCAGCCAGTTGGTGATGATGGCACGTATGGCCCGGTGCGCGGCGTTACCGTGCACCCAGAGAGAATCATCATTCTCTGCGAAGGCTCAGAAGACGAGAACATGCTCTCTGGCGTGCCTTTCCTGCGCGCTGGTTACAACAAACTTCTCGACCTCGAAAAGGTATCTGGTGGTAGTGCCGAAGGTTTCCTGAAGAATGCAAGTCGCCAGCTCGGGATTGCGTTCGACAAAGAAACCAACATTGCGAACCTGTCAAAGCAAGCCATAGAATCTGGCTACAAAGACCTGGGCGAGGCGCTTAACGACAAAGTCGCCAAGATGAACCGTGGCACGGATGCGGCCCTGGTTATGCAGGCCGGCACGCCGTCTGTTCTCTCCGTTGCGGCGGCAGACCCATCCCCGACTTGGACAGTGGCCGCCAACGAGTTTGCATCTTCGATCCAGTGCCCGTTCACCATACTGTTTGGTCAGCAGACGGGGCGACTTGCTTCCGATGAGGACAAAACAGACTGGGCGAAGCGCTGTAACGGCCGCCGCTGGGGATTCCAGTCGACGGTGATCGAGAGCGTGCTTGAGCGCTTTTGGACCGTAGGAGTAATTGACCCGCCATCATCCGGAGAGGTCACGCTGGCATGGTCTGATCTGCTCGCGCCGAGCGAAAAAGAGAAGATTGCCAACATGCAGGCAATGGCCGTCGTGGCGAAAGACACACAGCAGGCATACGGCACTCCGGCGGTGGATGAAAACGAAATCCGCGCAGTCGGTGAGCTGGAGCCTCGCAAGGTCGTGTCGCCACCTAACCCTGATGTAAAGCAAGCCGATAAGGATCCGCTGACAGATGATGATGACAGCGCAAACCAGAATCGGGACGCCAATCGTACCGCGCAATAAAGCTGACCCGACGCAATCATCGCGGCAGGTCAGTCGGATGTTCAACGTTATCGAAGATCGGTATCTGAACATTAAGCGCAGGCTGAAGGCACTCTTTGACCAAAGGCTGACAGGACAGCAGCGAGAGGCGAACGCACAGCGGTCATGGATGATGTGCAACAACGAAGGTGCAGAGCCTTCGCTGTATCAGGTCAATGCCGGTAAGTTCATCTATGACATGACAGCTGCTGAACTGGCCGACCTGCTCCAGGTGGTGCAGTCGATTCTGGATGATGAGCTTCTCGAGGGCGGCAGTCAGAACCTGTGGGCGATGGACTACGTCATTGCGGAATATGACCGCGGCACGCTAAACGCCTTCACCAACCTGTCGGTGCAGTCGCAGGCGTACGCCAGTCAGACGACGCTCCAGCAGCTTTTAAGCAGCCTCGGCTACCTGAACCAGATAGCGGCGGCAAGACTGACAACGTTCAGTGACTGGAAGGTCATCAGCGACACCGCCCGCGGCGACCTGACAAACATCATCACCGATGCGGTAGCGCGCGGGGTGAATCCTCGCGAGACGGCCAGCGTAATCAGCAAGCGCCTCGATGTGTCGATGTCGAAGGCCAAAACCATCGCTCAGACTGAGCAGGTCGGCGCGCTGCGGCAGGCTCAGTGGAATGAAACGGACTGGGCTGCTGACCGATTGGGGATGAATGCCGGCCTTCTGTGGCTGTCGGCGCTCAAGCCAACTACGCGCACCTGGCACGCCAGCCGTCACGGAAAGGTCTACACCACAGAAGAGGTACGCGACTTCTACGCTGAGAATGGCAACCGGTACAACTGCTATTGCAGCCAGATTCCGGTGCTGCTCAACGACGACGGCAGCATCTTCAACGAGGGGCTGGCGGATAAGCTAAAAAAAGAGAGGATAAGCTGGAAAGAAGGGGCATAATAACCGTTCATTCAGAGCGATAGAGGTAGTCATGCTTAACAAATATTTTGTAGCTTACCAAATCTTGAAAAATGGACAGGTCTACCTTACAGGATCGACAGTTGTAGCCGATCCTGAAGGATTGGAGCCGGATGTTTTCTTTATGAATACAGCAAAAGAAATAGCCAAACAAAGAATGGTAATGCCTGACGCAGTAATCATTACCGCATTCAATCGGGTAAATTAACTACAAGTAAGTTTCAGAGCAACCTAAACCATTAGCGACCCAGCCATAGTGCTGGGTTTTTATTGCCTGAAATCCACTAACGAGGACCCAGCATGAAGCGCAACCGCGTTAACGTGCTGACCGTCGTCAACTCCGCTTCAAACATCACCACTGAAACCATCGACGGCAAGCCACATATCGTGGTTCGCGGCATCACGCCTGTCGTGGACGATATCGTGATGAACCGGAAGTTGTACCCGGCAGCAGAAATCGAAAAGGCCTACAACACGCTTGAACGTAACCCGATGCCGCTGGGCCACCCAAAAGTGGACGGCAAGCATGTATCGGCGCGCGATGTCAGGGCGGTGAACGAATACCACGTCGGCGCCTGGCTACAGAACGTCAGCCACAAAGACGGGAAGGTTACGGGCGACATGTACGTTAACCGCCAGTACGCCGAGTCGAGCGACAAGGGCAAGCGCCTGATCAACCGCCTGGATGAGATGCTGGCCGGCACCAACTCTGACCCGATCCACATCTCCACAGGCCTGCTCTATTCAGGTATCGCCGCCAACGGCGAATCGAAGGGCAAGAAGTACAACGAGATTGCCACAAACATGATGTTTGACCATGTTGCTGTGCTGCTCGATGAGCCTGGCGCCGGTACGCCGGAGGAGGGCGTGGGCATCTTCGTAAACGCCGAAGGTGACGAACTTGAAATCGAGGTCGTCAATCTCGAAGAGTCCAATAACCCAGACTCGCAAGACCCCGCTTTCAAATCATTTTTCAACCAGCTAAAGGCGTTTTTCGGCGCCAACAGCGATTCAACCCAGAAGGAAACAGACCCGATGAAAGAGCTCATCGTTAATGCGCTGAAGGCCAAAGGTAAATCGGTTGACGGTAAAACCGATGCCGAACTGATGGACGCATACAACCAGATGCTGGCAGAAAACGCCGACAGCAAAGAAGAAACGCCTGAAGAGAAGTCCGCACGTGAGAAGAAAGAGGCGGATGACAAGAAGGATAAAGAGCAGACCACCAACAGCGAAGAGATGCCAGCGTGGGCGAAAACACTCGCCGATCGCGTGGACGTCGTTTTCAACAGCCTGAACGCGAACGCCGACAAAGAGAAAGGCGAAAAGCGCGCGGCTGTGAAGCTGGCGATGAACATGAGCGATGAAGAAGTCTCAGATCTGGATGGTAAGGCGCTCGACGCCATGTATGCCAAGTGCCAGACATCTTTTGGCCTGAACGGTGCATTCCGCCATCAGGCTACTAACACCCAATCAGTCAGCGAAATGCCGGAGTAAAAAATGGCTAAAGACGGAAAGCATATCATCCACGCCGGCGGCGTGTTCCCTAATCCGCTGCTTAACCGTGAAGGCGCGGCCGCGGCATCTACTCCGCCGGGTACCATTGGCTTCTTCAGTGCAGCGGACAAGTTCACTGCCTCTGTGGATGGCAATGAGGCTGCAATTCTGTATGTGGCCAACAAAGACTATCTGCGCTGCCTGTCAGTGGACGACGCTATCCCTGCTGGCGAGCTTGTCGTAGGTATTCAGCCTCTGCCGGGCATGTTCTTAAACGTTCGTGCAGCAGCCGGTACCTACACGAAGGGGCAAGCGCTCTCGATTGCAAACGGCCGAGTCAAAGTGGCTGCTGGCGACGAGTCGGTTCGCTGCTACGTCGAGGAAGATAAATCATACACAACGGCGGCAGGCGATCTGCTTCGTGTCGTAATTAAATAAGGAGCGGATATGTTTGTATTCTCCAAGTCTATCGGTGAAAAGACCGGTAACCTCGCGGTAAATCAGGCGCAATGGCGCGCTCTTGAAATTGAGCGAAACGCCAGTGCTCAGGCAGCAGCGGATTTCTTGGCGCGCACTCAGTTCCGTGGCGATGCAGAAAACGCTCCTTATCTCGATGCGGTGAACGCAGTTGACGATATTCGTCGCCTGTATCGCGCTTTCGACACAACTGTTCTTCAGCAGTTCGAGCCGAATACCGAGTTCACTCTGCTGAACGATCTAATGCCGCTTTCTCGCTCCGTTCGAATCGAACAGTCTCGTTACGACTACGCTCGTACCGGTGGCCGCGGCTGGGCTCACACCTCCATGTCCGGACAGGTCGGCGCGGCACTCGATGCTCGTAGCTATTCCTTCGATGGCACCATGGTGCCTATCCACGACTCGGGCTTTAAGTTCGAATGGCGTGATCCAATCTTCAACAGCCCGCAGGCATTGCAGTCGCAGGCTGATGCGCAGCGTGGTTCGGTTGAAGACGTTCAGCGTCGTTACGTTGACTACATCTTCAACGGCTTCCGCGACAAAGCTGGCAACTTCGCAGTGTTTGACGGTCTGACCTGGAAAGGGTTGCGTGACGATGAGCGCGTAGCGCAGATCGACCTTGGCGCTTCAGGCCTGAACATCGATTTTACCTCTGGCACAGCAACGTCTCAGGACATCCGCGCTGGCGCAATCGCACTGCGTGATCAGATGCGCCGCGTGAACAACCAGTATGCAGAGCAGACCTGGTACGTATCCGGTGAAATCATCTCCAACCTGGAACGCTACTTCTCCGACAACTTCCAGTCCGGCACGATCATGGATGAAATCCTGAAACTGACCGGTGTTGCAGCGATTAAAGAAGACAGCCAGCTCACAGGTAACGAAATCGTCATCGTTCCACTGAGTGCAGGCGTCATCGCTCCAATCGTCGGCCAGGCTATCGGTACCGTTGCATCTCCGCGGCCGGAGTACAACAGCGACTACATCTGGCGCACCTGGGGTGCAATGGGGTTGATGGTCAAGCAGGACATCAACAACAAATACTCCGTAATTCACGCATCAAGCTAAGGATAAATCATGGCACTGGTAGAAATCGTGACAAGCAACCTGCACGCCGGTGCCAACCTCCGCAAGCTGGAGGTTGGTTCAGTGGTGGATGTGGACGATGCAACAGCTGAGCGCTGGATCAGCACTGGCAAGGCGAAGGAGACCGACAAGAAGAAAGGCGAGAAGCTTACCTTCGAAGTGGCTACTCCTTCCGCTCCTGCGGCAGATCTGACGGCCCTTCAAAAGCAACTCGCCGACGCACTGGAGCAGAACCAAAAGCTAATCGCCGATGGTGAAGCTAAAGACAAGGCTCATGCCGACGCGCTGGCAGCAGAAACAAAACGCGCTGACGAAGCCGAAGCAGCACTGGCAGAAGCTATCAAGAAGGCGAAATAACCATGGCTGACCCAATCACAGCGGCAGACGTGCAGGCGTTCCTCGGTGAATTGGGTTACTCCATCCCGGGGGCGCTGTTGGATCCGATCCTCTGCGTGGTAAACAAGATTATCCCGTGCCTTGATGGCGCGGGGTATGACGAGTGCACCGCGAAGTTGATCCTGATGTACTCAGCAGCGCTGATGGCTACGTCTTCCGGTGCGCGCCGCATCAAATCGCAGGGTGCACCGTCTGGTGCGTCCCGCTCGTTTGAATATGGCGACGACAGCATCACCTGGCTTCGCGACTCACTGGCCCGGCTCGATACCAGCGGATGCACCGGTGACTTGCCGATCAGCGCTGGTAACAGCGTCGGCCTGTTCATGGTGGTCGGGGGCTGCTGATGATGTACAAATCAGTTAAGCACGGTCTTCCGCGCTCGTTCACCCGCGTCTGGGTGATGACCGACACCGGGCGGGAGACAACCGGCTACGTGAAATCGGATGGCGAGTGGTTCATCAACTGCCCGCGCATCCGGGCGACTGGCGCGAAGGTGCTGCGCTGGAAGGAGGGCTGATGTCATCGGTAGCGAACTGGAGCTATACCGCCACGGCGACCATCTGGCGAAAGCTGGAAGGCAATGACGAATACGGCGACCCGCTGGGCTATGCCGTGCCTGAGCAAATTCTCTGTGATTACGAGGGCGGACTCAGCAAAAAGTTAGCCAGCCTGGGCGCCGAAATCGTCGTGAAGAATACTATCTGGACGGAGTTCGCGCTGGCGGCTGCGGGTGATTACCTGCTGATTGGCGTATCGACGGAAGCCGACCCGGTTGTGGCTGGTGCCGACGAGGTGCGGCAGGTTATTCGCTATGCCGACACGTTTGAACGACTGGCGGATGATTACGCCATCCTGACTGGAGTGTAGCCATGGGCATCAAAGTACGCGGCGTTAAGCAGTCGAAAGCCGGGCTAAACCTCATTATCAACGACGTGAAAGGGCGCAAAGTTGTCCGGGCATTACAGTCAGCGATGATAATCGGCAGCTCACAGGCCGCACTTTATACGCCGATCGATACCTCAACGCTGCTTAATAGCCAGTATCGGGAGTTGATTAACAACGGCGTTCGACTGACAGGGCGAGTTGGATACACCGCGAACTACGCTGTTTTCGTTCACGATCCGAACGTGCCGCAAACCTTCCGCCGCGCAACTGCGCAGAAAGAGTTCCTCACTAAAGGCTTTGAAGACACTCGCAGCCAGATTGATGCCGTAATGCGCAAGGAGCTTTCAGTATGACACCAGCCATGTACGAGCGCGTGCGTAACTACTTCGTTGATGCCGGGCTTACCACTGGCTTCATTGTTCAGATGCTGGCTTGGGACGATACAGCCAAGTTAACCGACGCATTCATCGTGTTCCGTCCTAACGGTGGTACCGACATCCGAAATGACCTCGGATCTGACCACTACGTGCTGGTGGATGTCATCTCCGCTAAGGACAAGCGCCGCGCAGCCGCTGAGAAGGCTCAGGAGATTATCAATTATGTCGAACAGAACGACATTACCGACGAATGCCTTGGCCTGATTCAAAACCTCGGAAATGTGCCTGCACCTATCCTGACCGAAGAGGGCCGCCTGGTCTTCCGGCTCCAGTTCATGTGCGTCTACGGCGAATAACCCAATCACCAACCCATCAGGCTGCCATCCGGCGGCCTTTTTTATTTGAGAGGTACACATGCAAGGCTGTGCTAATGATTTTGGCAAGCTGATCGGGAAAGTAGCTGTGCTACGCATGGCCTATGGCTGCCCCGACGCAGTGCCAGCGCTTTCTGAATGGAAGCGTCTCGGCGCTATGACGACCAAGGGTTTTGATTATTCGATGAACACAATTAATTCCGAGGCTGATGATTCCAAGGCGTTGGTTGAGAACCTGGTCAATAACATGGACATTACAATTTCTGGTGAAGGCGAGGCTCGCAAGAGGGACAAAAGTACAGAAATTGGCGCCTGGAGAATGGGCAAATACATCTTCGATGAATTGCAAGCCGGTCGACAGCCGACTCTGTGGGTTAGATTTGATTTTGCTGGCGAAGATGCTGGCACATACATCCAGGGCTACATGAACACCACGTCATGGTCTGGTGATTTCGGTACTAACGATATCTCCACCTTCTCCGGCGAGTGGAAGGTCTACGACGCTGACACTGTTGTGTTTGAGGTAGCTGATTCTATCGCGGCCACTGGCGTTGAGGTTACACCCGCAACTGCTTCTCTGGTCGTTGGCGCAACCCAGCAACTGAGCGGCGCGGTTCAGCCAACAGATGCGACTAACAAAGCGATCACCTGGACCACTTCGGCACCTTCCATAGCCACTGTCAGTTCAACCGGCCTGGTGACAGCAGTAGCCGAGGGCACCGCGACTATTACGGCTACCACTGCTGACGGTGATTTCACCGACACCTGTGCTGTGACCGTGACTGCCGCGCCGTAATCACTACAAAGGGCGGCGTGCTGCCCTTGATACTGGTTATGGAGAGCGATATGACCCCTTTGAAAGAAATTGGAGAGTGCCTGATTGGTGCTGGCGGCCGTGAATACTTCTTCCGGCCATCGTTCCGTAACATGACTCGGATCGGCGAGCCAGAACATATCGTTCGCACTTTCTATGCACTGTTCAATGACGATGTGGCAAAGATGCTTGAGGCGGCGCGCGAAATTCACAGTGCGATACCAGAGCATCAGCGCAGATTTTACGCCCATTATTTCGGTGACGTTTCGCTGCCACGCTGGGCACTTGATGCAGCAGGCTCTGCCGCGTTTGTGCGTGAGGCATTGCTCTCGGCTATTAACGTCATTCAGTCCTGCTGTGACGAGGACGTTTCTGAGCTGACAGGCTGGCATGAGATTTCACGTACTGGCAGGCGCACATTTGTATGGCACCGCGGCGCGCTTCCGCCTGAGAACCTGATTCTGATAGCTCAGTCGCTGATCATGCATGGCGTTATCGGACGGGCGAAGGTTCGTAAGTTGCAGAAGCACGAAAGCAAGGAAACGACGCCGGAGTTTCATGCGACTGAATACATCATGGCGGCGCGAAACCATTTCGGGATCAGCAGAGAAGAGGCTGAAAACCTTACTATGACCGAGTTTGCCATGATGCTTAACGCCAAATACCCTGACCAGAAGGGCTTCACCAGGGAAGAGTATGACGCTGTTATGGACGATGACGATCGCCGCTGGCAGGAAATGATTGAGCGCGAAAAATCAGCAAAGAAAGCGGCCTGAGTTAATAATGGATGTACCTTAATCGCCTGACCGGGCGTAATATGGCTCGACAATAAAACTCAGGGGATAAGAGTGAAAAAAATACTGTTGGCTTTGGTGATTCCACTGGTTCTGGCTGGCTGCAAGCCGGGCGAGGAGAAGGCAATTTCGCTGGCACAATCTGAAGTGTCCGCCAATCTACTGGATCCTGACAGCGCACAATTCCGTAACGTGAAAGTCGTGAAGATGACAGATGCCGATGACGGTCATGTTAATGCTGTTGTTTGCGGGGAAATTAACGGAAAGAACGGTTTCGGTGCCTATGCAGGGTTCCATCCTTTCTTTGTTGAGCTGAAAATGAAATCGAAGGGGATGTTCTCAAAAGGCGTCGACTACACCCTTGGTGATCACTTCCTCAGTTCGAAAGATACGCCTCCACCACCGGCCTACACAGAACGATGCCAATAAACGACACGAATAACTAACCCACCACTCGGTGGGTTTTTTTATGCCCGGAGAAAACTGATGTCTGAGAAAGCAGGCGAGATTTATTACGACATCGAGGCCGATGTATCTGGCTTGCTCAAGGCCCAGGGAAAGGCCAATAAGTCGCTCGACTCCATCGGCAACTCGGCGACCAATGCAGCCAAAAAGATGGATGAGTTGCAGACGAACATCAACCGAGTCGCCGGGGCAATTGCCGCCTCACTCGTAGTTGACTGGGGTAAGGCGTTTCTCGTTGCTGCTGACAACATGAGCCAGCTCAACGCGCGTATAGAGAGGCTCACTAGTAGCGCAGCGACAGCCTCGCAGACTATGCAGAGTCTGATGCGCATCAGTTCGGCAACGGGTGGTTCGCTACAGGATACAGCGAAGCTGTGGGAGACTCTCAGCACGGCGTTGCGCGATACCGGCGCGACGAACGGCCAGATCATCCAGCTCACCGAAACACTTCAGAAAATAGGTCGCATTGGCGGATCCTCTTCCGAAGAAATGGCGAATGCTCTTCGTCAGTTCGGCCAGTCAATTTCATCCGGTACGGTTCGGGCGGAGGAGTTCAACTCCATCCTTGAGCAAATGCCGGAACTGGCGCGGCAGATCGCCGCCGGGATGGGCGTAAGTATCGGCGAACTGCGTCAACTGATGCTGGACGGGAAACTGACGGCAGAAGATGCTCTGAACGCCATTCAGAAGCAAACCGGCTCAGTGAACGCAGAATTCGAGAAACTCCCGCGCACTCTTTCCCAGGCGAATACCGCTCTCACCAACTCTTTCCTGACCATGGTTGATAATATTAACCAGGCTACAGGGGCAAGCAACGGGATGGTTCTGGTTATCGATTCTCTTGCTGTTGCCATTGGCAGGCTTACTGGGCAGGCCGCTACCGCCAGTCAGCAAATAGCAGATCTGCGCTCTGAAGCCGAAATGTACGCCAAGCGAGCGAGAACATGGAGTTGGCTTGGCTTTGGTGACTGGCAGAAAGAGAACGAGGAGAAATCCGCGCAACTTACAGCTGAAGCGTGGGAGAAGGCCTCTCGCGCCGGTTGGGATGCGGTTCAGAAAACAGCCGCAGCCACTAAACCTATCGAAATAAAAGCCACTGCCACTACAGGTGGTTCTAAAGCGAAGGGCGGAAAGTCTGCGGCACAGAAAGAAGCTGAGCAATACGCCAAAGCTCAAGAATCTGTTAATCAAAAGCTGGATGAACTGAGGCACAAGGCCGAGCTGTCGGCTGGCAGTGTTGGTGAACTGTCCAGAGCGCAGGCCGTGCTTAATGCGCAACAGTCTCTCGGTAACACAGCCACGCAGGAACAAGTTCTGCTGGCCGGGCAACTGGCAGGAAAAGCCTGGGACAATGCCAACGCATTGCGTGAGCAGGCCAAGGCTGAACGGGAGCGCACAGAGGCTGCAAATAAGTTCAGTACCATCCAGGGTAAAACCAGCAAAACTGCCGGGCTGGATAGCCAGTATCAGAAAGACATTGCTGACATCCAGCTTTACGCCCAGCTTTACCCGCAGAAGATCGGGGAGGCTGAGGCAGCGCGTGCCGCTATTGAGCAGCAGTATCGTGATCAGCGTAACGCTGCAATGTGGGAAGAATGGGCGCAACAGAACGCGGCCACTCAGGCAGCAGCGGCGGCATTTACCGCATTCGGCAATAATGCCTCTAACACTCTGACTGGTCTTATCACCAAAAGCATGGACGCTGAAGAGGCAGCTAAATCTTTAGGAAGAACTGTTTTAAATAGCCTAGTAAACACTTTTGTGCAGATGGGCGTCGAGTGGGTTAAGTCGGCCATTATGGGCCAGACGGCCACTACCGCGGCGGTTGCAGCATCCACCACCGCACAGGCGGCAGGCATCGCAACCACGACAGCGACTTCGACGGCTGCGGCTGCGGCTACTACGGCGGCATGGACTCCGGCGGCCATCATGTCCTCCGTGGCTTCATTCGGCGGTGCAGTGGCTATTGGTCTTGGTGCGATGGCTGGCATCCTGGCACTGTCAGGAAAACGTAAAAACGGCGGGCCTGTCTCGGCTGGTGGGATGTATCAGGTCGGCGAAGGTGGCATGCCAGAGATTTACCAGGCCAGCACCGGTAAGCAGTACATGATACCGGGCGACAACGGCAGGGTGATCAGCAATAAAGAAATGACAGCCGGTGGAGGTGGTGGGGTGGTAATCAACATTCAGAACTACACGTCATCCTCGGTCGATGCGCAGGCTGGTACGGATGCTAATGGTGGAGTGACTGTGGATGTAATTGTCGCTGACCTGAACAACGGCGGGCCAATCAGTAACGCCATAACCAGCAACATGAATGTTAAACGCACGCCAAGGGGGCAGGGCTGATGCCAATTATCGACTATCCCGACTGGCTACCGCTGGCGCAGAAGGCCAGCAAAAACATGACGCTCGATACCGGGTTCCAGACCGATCAGCCAGCGGTCGGCCCGGCTATCTTCCAGAACCTTACTGACGACCTGAAAGTGACCTGGTCCCTGACGTGGATTTTCACCTTGGCTGAGGAACGAGCATTCCAGCAGTGGCTACGCAGCCCAAACTATCTCAACCGGGGCCTGAACTGGTTCAGGATGAATATCAATCTGGGCGGCAGTGGTCTCCAGTTGCAAGAGCTTCACTTCACGCAGATGCCGGTGCAAACCAGTATCGACGGCGGGGTGGTGACATGGACAGGAACCGTTATTGCCAACCATCTGTACAACGCTGACGACGAGTTTGACGACGTAATTGTTGAGCTGCCGCCGCCGTGGCCTTCAGTGCTTGATATCGTGGTGACTGGCTATCCGGACGGACGCGATCCAGAAAGTCTTCCGAGGATTCCCTGATGCCTTCATATCGTGAATATAATCAGAAGCGCCCGATTAGCGGCTGTTACAACACCATCACGTTCTATCACCCCTCCTTTGGTTACGTCCGCCTCGTCGACAAACAGTTCTTCCCGAAGACGCTTGGCGGCCAGACGTACACGCCTGCGCGGTTTGAAATCGAAGAGAGCCAGCAGAGCGGAACTCCGGTAATCGACGCAACGGTGAAGCTTGGGCGACTGTCTTCAGATATCAAAACGCTGATGAAGAAGTGGAGTGGTGTTTCCAGGCTGTCGCCTATCACGGCAACTCGTCAGGTTTTCGATAGAGTTGATACCTCTACGCCAATGAAGAATTGGACATTATTTGTAAAAACTGTCGATGTTGTTTCAGATAACGCATCAGTTACTTTATCAATGACAAACCCGCTAAATAACAACATTGGCCAACCATATGATCCAGTCGAATACACGGGGCTTCAGTACCTCTGATTTTATCAGCAGGATGATCGGCGTGCCGTGGTCTAACCGCGCCTGCTCATTCGTAAAGACTGATTGCTGGGGGCTGGTTGTGCTGTATTACCGACATGTGCTCGACATTGAGCTGCACCAGACGCCAGGTTACGAAGCCGGGGAAGATTTCTTCACCTGCTATCAGGGAGACGTCGTTTTCTGGCGCAAGGTCGATAAACCGGTCGAGGGCGGGATATTCGTCGGGTACCGCGGCACGCAACCGGCACACGTTGGCCTGGTACTGAACCGGCAGGCGCTACACTCGCGTGGAGAGAACGGAAGCGTGCGCATGGACTCGTTGCTGGTCATTCAGCGGGCATTCACCAAAGTGGAGTTTTTCGAATATGGCGCTGGTTGAGATATCGAATTTTCCAGGAACGCCTAAGCTGCGTTGCAGGGTGCCAAACGGCACCCTTTTTTATGACTGGCTGGCGGCCAATGACGCTACTTTTCACCGCGACCTGCTGATCGTCCGCAACGGCGTAAAGCTGGGAGACGATGATGAGCTGGCGTTTGAACTGAGCGAGCTGGACCACATCCAGATATTCGACCAGCCAAAGGGCATTGTCGACGACATCCTGAGCCCGATCTTTAAAGTGGTGGGCCAGGTATTTTCGTTCCTGGCGCCGAAGCCAGCTATAGCGAACAACGGCGGTAATACCGTCGACTCGCCCAACAATAGCCTGACCGGTCAGACAAATACCGCTCGCGTTTACAAGGCCAAGCCGGATATCTATGGCCAGATTCGTTCGTTCCCGGATCTGATTCAGGAGTCGGTATTCGAATATGTACACCAGACTTCCACAGACGGCGGCCTGAAGTACGTCACTGAATGGATGTGCATCGGGATCGGCAAATACGATTACGAGTCTGTGCGCTACTCAGAATCGAGCCTGGGCTCTCTGGCCGGTGCCGAATTCCAGTTTTTCCAGCCAGGAGAAGTTATCCCGCAGATCGTCGAGGGATACGGGTTCGATGACGTCGACGGGCAGGAGGTCCCCGGGCAGAACGAAGCCAGCGACTTCCCTATAGAAACAGCAACGGCAAACACGGTGGTCAGCGGAACGTATTCCGGCGGCCAGATAGCGATGAAAATCGTGAAACAAGCTGAGTTCGACTATTTCATGGGGCTGGTGCTGCCGCACGCGGTGACCTTCACCATCAATGTGACGTACAGCACGGCCTCCGGCAACGTGACTACCGATGCTACATTCTCCGGCACGCTGATTTCCGCCGTTGAAACAAACGACGGTGCAGTGGTTAACCCGGTGCGCTGGTACACGTTTACGATGAACCAGCTCGAAGGACCGCAGGACATCCCGGCGAATGCCACGATCAACACCACGAAATTCATCCTTAACGATAACGAGGCGCTGGTGGTTGGGCCGTTCTTTTCCCCGGTCGAGTCAACTCAGCTGTGGCTGCATACACAGTCCAGCCTCGGCGGGAAGAAAGAGACCAACTGGAAGGTTGTCATCTGGAAAATCGACGACGACTACAACCAGGTCCCGGGTACGCAGCAGACGTTTACGTACCGGCAGACGACGCCGCACCAGTCGACCAGCGAAGTCTTCTACCGAACCGACAAAATCACTCCGACCGGCGGATTTGGAAAGTATGCGGTCAGTTTCCAGCGCACGGATAACTCCGGTGACGCGTCACTGCTCAAGGTTGAAGAGATCCACAGCATCAACATCAGGACAAACGTCGTTCACCCGACCGACACGCTGGTGCGCGTAAAAGTCCGGGCGACCGAGAATGCCCTGGGGAGCCGTGAGCGCAAATATAACGCCCTGGTGACGCGCCATACCATTACGTACGACCTGGACACGCAGATGGTGGATTACACCCTGAGGCCGTCGCGCTCGTTCGCTGATGCGGTGGCTCACACCTGGCTCATCATGGGTGAGCAGCCGGTAAGCAGCATTGACCTGTACGGGCTGTACTCGATCGCCGAAAGCCTGCCTGATGAGCGCCTGGGTTACTTCGACTACACGTTTGATGACGAGAACGACTCGCTGGGCGACCGTGTGCAGGCGATCTGCAATGCGGCGTCTGTTGTGGCGTACTGGGACGACGGCGTGCTGACATTCACCCGAGATCAGAAAGTTGATTACCCGGCGGCCGTATTCAACCGGGCCAACATGAAGACGGACGATTACAAAATGACGTACGAGGCCACACTTCCTGGCGGCTACGACGGCGTACAGGTGCCCTACGTCCACCCGACCACGAACAATAAGACGTACATCAACTACCGCGTGCTGAACGGCGCCATCGTCGAGCAGGAAGCGGAAAACCCGAATAAGTTGGAGATAGTCGGCTTCCGTAACGAGTATCAGGCCCGGGAGCGCGCATTACGCGAAACCAAACGCCTGATCTACTCGCGCGTGAAGATGAACGCCAAAGTGTTTGAGGACGGCATTATCCAGGTCGGTAGCGTCATTCAGATGCCAGACATCTACGACAGCAACCAGCAGGGTGGTTACGTCACCGGCCGCTCCGGGAATGACTTCGATACCAGCGAGCCGATCACGTTTACCGGCTCGATGTATGTGCTGGTTACCGACAGCCTGGGTAACCCAAGTCTGCGCTATCCGGCCACCGCCCGTAGCGACACGAAGTACGGATTCACCGCGGCTATCCCCAACATTCAGCTCAATATCTGGAACGGAGACACTGTGCAGCTTCCGTCGCGCTACCTCATTGCGACCGTGGAGGAACTGGACAGTCAGCTATGGACGGTCAACAGCATCAAACCGAACACAGATAACACGGTATCTCTGACCGTCGCAGAATACAGCGACGCCATCTACGAATAAGCCCCATCCCAACAAACAACACCCGGCCTCGCGCCGGGTTTTTTATGGAATTAATATGGCTACGACACCAACAAACCTTCCTGTTCCAAGCGAATCACCACGTGACCTGAAGTTTAATGCGGGGAAAATTGATGAGTTTGTGACTTCAAAAAATCATGCTTATGTTGATAGATTTGGTGACCGGCATCGTACAATCACTGGAATAAATTACGATGCAAATCAGGCAATTCTGGGTTATGGCTACATCACGAAGAAGTCTTTTGAAATTGGTGCTACCGTCGACAATATTAACACTGCTCTCCAGTGGGAAAGTAATGGGGAGTTCTACAGGTGGGACGGCGCACTCCCCAAAGTAGTTCCCGCTGGTTCTACACCAAATAGCACTGGCGGGATAGGTGAAGGGAAGTGGGTAAGTGTAGGGGATGCTTCGCTTCGCACGGAGCTGAGCAGAGGGCAGTACAGGGAAGATGCAACATCCTGCTTCTATGTGCCGGGTTTTGTCGTTGATCAAACCACGGATAACAGAAATGCAGCTTATGCCTTCCAAGGGGTAATTTATATCCCTGAAGATGTAACTGTACGCTGTAACTTTCTTCCAGAAGATGATGTTCGTAAATTCATCGGTGAAGGTAAGATTTTAACGAGAGATCCTTGGGGATTTGATCATGAATTCGATGTTTCAAAATCCTGCAAAGGCAGCTTGTTTACAGTGCGCGGCGTAATTCATCAAGGCATGGAGAAAAAGGGTGCGCAGCAAGTAAGCATTGGGGTTATTGGTGATTCTATTACTGACGGTGCATGGGGCAAGCAGACATGGACAATCAACCCAAATTCTGGCGGAACAGAAAGAAACCTCAGCTCAACTAATTATAATCATTCTGATAATGGAGGAAGTCATTCCTGGTTTGCTCATTTTGTTTACACTTTAAACATGACAATCAGCCGATGGACTTCAAACCCTGCATTTAAAGGTTACAACTGCGCAAAGTCTGGTGCTAAATTAACTGATGGCTGGGGCTATCGTAATTTCGATTACGGATTCTTCCAGAATGCGGCATATGGTAATACAGCACCTGATACACTGCTTATTTCTATGGGATGGAATGACGTCGATGGGGTTAATTTCGAAAGTTATCTAGATAATTTTGATGCCTTAATCAGAAAATCGTGGGGCTATGGTTGTTCCGTGGGATTGGTTACTTGCAATATGAATGATAGTAGCCGCTCTGGGCTTGAGGGAGCAATTAAGCGCACACTGGCATCGAAGTACCCTGGAGTTGAATATTTTGACCTTGGAACGTATTTACGTAAACGAGGCAGCTCAGATCTTCGAAACCTCAAGAACTATTACGTTAAGTCAGACGGTACATTTGACTACACACATCCGCAGCCACTCGGTCAGGCAGATATGGGTAACGCAATGCTTTGGGAGGTATGTAAAGACACGTTTATACCTTCTGTAAAGCCGGGGGAAATGGTTTCATGGGCAAATGCTGACAAATTCTGGGATTGCGTAGGAGCTAGCTCAGGAACGCATTATCAATTCACATGGGAGAATGCGGCAGGTACTCCCGCGTTAAACAAGATGAGTAAAGTTGCTCAAGCAACCGTTTCATCAGAGAACGTAACATTGTCTACTTTCATATTTTGTGAAGAAGATGATATGAGCCTGTTCCTTCTGGAGCCATATACTCGTGACAGTGATTTTACTGCGGCAGGAAGAAACCACATCATAAATGTCAGATCACCAGCTGGCAAAGATATGGCAGAGGCAGAGCCTGAAAACCTGCGTAGATTACATAACTCTCAGCGCCTTGCATCTGGTGTTTTGGGCGAAAAGAAAACATTGACCACTTATATAGGAAGGCTACGGTATGGGATCAATTACATCAGTGTACGTTACGACGGGAGCCCAAATCTGGTGTATGTTCCAGCGTTGATCACTGGAAAAATGAACCAGACAAAGGTTTCGATAAATAACCTCAGGCTTGCAAAGCAAGCCGGCTTTAGTGGAACATTAATAGAGCGTGTAAATGCACTGGATGGGATAACATCGAATCTCTTTGATGGATCACAATATGCTTCATTACCAAACTGGTTTAGTGCTGGACAGAATCTCGCTGGAAGTCTTCTGATAAATGAGCCCTTATCAGATCAAACTGGAATGATACTATTTTACGATCCTGATGAAAAAAATGGGTATGCCATTCAACGTAATGGTGCAGTGCTTCGGGTTGGTGAAATGGTTTCTGGTGTAGTGTCTACTTGGACAAATACCACTGTAGATGCCACTAAAGTCTTTCAGGTGTACTTCTACCAGACAGTAAGTCCTATCAACGGTGCTTCTATGAACATTGTTGGTACAAATACATATTCAGCATTCTATAAAAAGCCAGGCGGGGTGTTAGGGGTTATGAATGCCTCATCATCTAGCGCGACTTTCAACGTAACTTACAACGCCTACGATATGGGCTCATAAGTATTTCATGACATGGATGTCAACTGTTATCATAGAGAAAATTTTAGATGTGACTGGGGAAAATATGAACAGATGGGTCATCAGGGCGTGTGCGTTGATTTCAGCGCATTCCTTATTAAGCGGTCTGAGTGACTATTAAAAAACGTTAGTATTATATCTAGATTACCAAAAGTAAAATGAGATATCATCTTCTAAGCACCATTGAATAGACTAGGTGCCAAAGAGACCGAGGAAAAGTAAGTCGGCATGGCTTACACCCATCCAAACTTGGAGTTAAGCAGCACAAATAGTGCTGTTGCGCAGGCAAATTTAAGTCATACCACGAATTTACTTGATGCATGCATGCTCCATTACACTTATGGCGGCTTGCGATGCAAAAAAAAGTGCCATGAACCGATATCGATCAAATTTATTTTTTCAGTAAACCAGCAACATAATTATTACCTAATATATATGAATTGTTTGCTCCGAAAGCTACTACTGAATGCCTCTAAAATAAAGTAATTAATTTGCAGTTTGGGAAAATAAGCCTATAGAACTAAAGGTGCCACAGGTGATAAAAATTTCATTTTCACCACCTTAATACAAGTGAGGTACCAATAAAGATTAACAGTACCAGACTGACTTACTGTACGGCATATGCTGAATGAGTATAAAAAAGGCCCGTAAGGGCCTTTTTTTAGTCTTTCCCAGATATTGATTTCATATTATAGAACCTTGCCGCCCACATATTCATCCATGAATTTTTACGGTGTGTTAAATATATCGCATTTCTATAAGCATTAGCTTGTGATTTTGGTTTAGAAATCATCGGCACAATGATATCAGAACCAGGCGCGGAAGCCTGTATTACATTAACTTGCATCCTCAACTCTTTGTATGTGTTGTGAATGTCAGTGGCTGCATAAGTATAGGTGGCAATGCATGACGTGTATAAAGAAAACACTATTGCCTTAAACAATGCTGATGAAGAGCTAATCTTGCATATGTAATGAACCAATAATATTAGTAGCATGATGGCCGCCCCGAAAGCCGTTCTTTCAGGGAAAGAAGGTGCCGCTACCATGCTATATATTGACGCAAAATGCCCGGTAAGAAAGATTATGGTGAACGACACATCTCTTTTGGAAACTAAATTTTTGTATGTGCATACCACTAGTATGAAAGTTAGGAGTGCATAAAAAGGCAAAAATAAAGAAATGCTGGAGTATAATATGTCAGCAAAACGAGAGGCGAAAATATCTAACGAGAAATTGCTACCACCCCTCTTCTGCGAACCAGGGGAGCTCATCATTAGGATAAACCCCCCCATTGCGATAACAGCGCCGCTTATTTTCCACCAACTGATTCGTCTATTTACCATGTATTCATAACCCGCCAGCATCACAACGATAAGTGCGGAGGCTGGGCCGCTGTTTTCATTTGTAGCGCCAGCCAAGAAGCTTAAGATTAGATACAGGAAAAGTTTGAATGCTCGAGGCCTATCCTCTCTCATGCTTACCAATATAAATGCAGTATAAATTATAGACATCCATAAGTAATTCATGGAGCCAGATATCCAAAGAACTGATGAACCAAACTCTGGAATTATAAGCCATAACATCATAAATGTAATCAGAACTGCAAAGCCAATTTCCTTAATATTCGAAATTGACTTTGCTACCAGCAAAGCCAGCATGCCTATGATAATGAATGCAATCGAATTAAATATATCGAATATTGGTTTGTCGAATTGCATGAAAAATTGCACTAGCGAGTGAGCCACGAACCGTCCATTCCATATTTCATAGTGACGAATCTGAGACTCAATGATTGACTGAATTCCGTCAATAGGAACAGCAGTGGGAGATGGATTTGTCTGGTATACAAATCTATACACAAAGTCATCAGCAACATACATCGTCATATGATTTAATGAATAAATCAAGATGAACACTGTGCTTAATACAATTAAGGAAAAAAAGTTGTTTTTTATCAACTTGTTAATCATTATATTTTCCCCTGTCCTTAATTATGTATCTAGGTCTCATTTTTACTTCAATGTATATCCTGCCAATGTATTCACCAAGCACACCAATGCCGATCAACTGGATGCCACCAAGGAAAAGTATGGATACTAATAAAGAAGGATAACCACGGACAGCATTACCGAATGCTAAGGTGTCGAAAATCATCCCCGCGCCGTAAACGAACGCCACTCCAGCAACAAACAGGCCAATGTAAGTCCACATTCGAAGAGGGAATGTAGAGAAGCTGGTGATACCTTCAAGTGCCAGGTTCCATAACTTCCAGCCGTTGAATTTCGTGCTACCTGCAACACGCTCGGCTCGGGCATACTCGACTACATCTGTGCGGCCGCCAACCCAACTCAGCACGCCCTTCATGAAAAGGTTGCGCTCTGGCATGAGCTTAATATTTTCCACAACATCACGCGACATCAGGCGGAAGTCACCAACGTTTTCTTCGATCTGCGGGTTGCTGATTTTGTTATGGAGTTTATAGAACCACTCAGCTGTCTTGCGCTTCAGTCGGCCATCTGTTGAGCGATCTGAGCGTTTAGCAAGAACCATATCAGCCCCGGCCTGCCATTTCTCAATCAAATGAGGAATGACTTCGATAGGGTCCTGCAAATCTACATCAATCGGGATAATCGCTTCACCGGTCGCGTAGTCAAGGCCGGCGAACAGAGCAGGCTCTTTACCGAAGTTTCTTGTGAATGACAGCGGAACTACAAGTGGATCTGCAACAGCAATCGCATTAATTATCGACTCTGTAGCATCTTTGCTGCCATCATTGATGAAGACTATTTCTACTTCATGCTGCTGAAGCCCTTCAAATTCCCGAACAGTTTTATAAAAAATAGGTATCGCGTCTTCTTCGTTAAAGACAGGAACTACCAGAGAAATTTTCATTTCGCATCCCTAAAGACAATGAACTTTGAATAACTAAAACCGCACACCAGACTGATGGCGGAGAAGAGAATGAGAGTCACAATCGGAGCCATACCGGACTTATCGGCAGCCCAACCAACAGCTGCGCTCAAGGATCCCATAAACCCGACATACAGCATGTAGCGCATCGTGGTTGTGGAGGACTTAAAAGTGAACCTGGCGTTTGCAAAGAAGCTGAATGACACCGCCACGACGAATCCGGCAAAGTTGCCAAGTGCCTGGCCTGTATGAAATGCGTAGATGCAAACAGCGAACACAACCCAGTGAATGAGCGTGTTGATAACACCTATTGATGTGTACTTGGCGAATAACTTTAACATTATAGAAATCAGTGAATTCGGAAAGGTCTGAAGTTTAGCATCACTGTCCAACTTGATCGACTCTCATATTTGACGATACTGTATATAAATACAGTTGTTTTGGGAGGTGGCCATGGAGGCAAAAGCTCAGCGATTCAGGCTTGAAAAATTATGTGGCGTTAACCGCTACTCCTGCTTGGTTGAAACGTCAGGCGGTTATGCGCTTTTTCAGCCTGATCTTGTGCCATCCAACGGAACACGCGTGCTGGTAAATGCGTTCGGACAACTACAGTTCGCGGTCGTTATGGGCGGGGCGCTCATCACCGAAGACGGTGAAAGCATAGAAGGTGATGCTTTAGATGAAGTCGATGTAATGGGAGTGGTGACCTTTTTTATCAATGGCGCTGCGGCGTTCACAGACGACAATCCGGTGATGTGATGTTTGCCCTTGTCGATGTGAACTCATTTTATGCGAGCTGTGAGACAATATTCAGGCCCGATCTGCGCGGAAGACCTGTTGTCGTTCTGTCGAATAACGACGGTTGCGTAATAGCACGCAGCGCCGAGGCAAAGGCTGCCGGGATAGCGATGGGTGAGCCGTTCTTCAAGCAGAAGGAGTTATTCCGGCGCGCTGGTGTTGTTTGCTTCAGCAGCAACTACGAGCTCTATGCAGACATGTCCAGCCGGGTAATGACCACCTTGGAAGAAATGAGCCCGCGCGTGGAAATTTACAGCATAGACGAAGCCTTTTGCGACCTGACCGGAGTAAGGAACTGCCGGGACCTGACTGAGTTCGGGAAAGAGATCCGCGCGACTATTTTACAGCGGACGCATCTTACAGTCGGCGTCGGCATAGCCCAGACCAAGACGCTGGCGAAGCTGGCTAACCATGCTGCGAAAAAATGGCAACGGCAGACCGGCGGGGTGGTTGACCTCTCAAACGTCGACCGGCAGCGAAGGCTACTGGCGCTTGTTCCTGTGGAGGATGTCTGGGGAGTTGGCCGGCGCATCAGCAAGAAGCTGAACGCTATGGGCATCAAAACCGCACTGGACCTCTCAGAACAAAGCACGTGGATTATCCGCAAGCACTTTAACGTTGTGCTGGAGCGAACCGTCCGGGAGCTGCGCGGCGAGCCATGCCTGGATCTGGAGGAGTTCGCCCCGGTAAAGCAGGAAATTGTATGCAGCCGATCGTTTGGCGAACGTATTACTGACTATGAACACATGCGGCAGGCGATTTGCAGTTATGCGGCCCGTGGAGCTGAAAAGCTACGTGGTGAGCATCAGTACTGCCGTTTTATCTCCGCTTTCGTCAAGACCTCTCCATTTGCCCTTAATGAGCCGTATTACGGAAACAGCGCATCGGTAAGGCTGCTCACGCCAACTCAGGACAGCAGAGACATCATCAACGCCGCGGTAAAGTGTCTGGACAAAATATGGAAGGACGGTCACCGGTACCAGAAAGCGGGTGTCATGCTTGGTGACTTCTTCAGTCAGGGCGTGGCTCAGCTCAACCTGTTCGACGACAGTGCGCCTCGGGCTGGTAGCGAGAAGTTAATGGAAGTGCTGGATCACCTGAATGCAAAGGACGGAAAGGGAACGCTCTACTTTGCCGGGCAGGGTATACAGCAGCAGTGGCAGATGAAGCGTGAAATGCTGTCGCCTCGATATACCACGAGATATTCAGATTTGCTTAGAGTCCGATAAATTTTCTTGATGTCTTGGTCCGCTTTATTCCAGAAGGGGACGAAGAATTGCTATTGCAAAAAAATTAGTAGTTGAAAAGATGGCAGAATGAAGGAAGAATGTGCCAATATTGCTGAGGTTTAAAGGGATTTAGGGGCAAGATATGGGATTGTCTAATACAGTACAGAAAATCGTTATATCAACCATTGCGTTCAGCCTGGTCGCGGGATGTGCGCCGTTGCATCCTTCTGACTGCCATAAGACCACAGCTACGGGTAATTGCAGTTCAGGACGCTGGGATGATCAGGATGAATGGGGTAAGCAAGCTCGGGCAATCAGGGCGGCAATAAATGACAAACTTGATGAGCCTCAGAAATGGAAGGGAAAAAAATGCAGGTTGCATATTGAATTTGCTCAGGATGGCACGGCTTTAAAAATATCAACCAGCAATGGTAATAAAGCCTATTGCGAAGCGATTGAATCAGCAGCTCATAAAGCTAAATTCCCGGCCTTCAACAATCCGGAAGTCTACAGAGATTTTCAAAAATCCGGCTTTAATATGGGCGGATAGCAAGGCGATGCCTATCTAAATGTTCACTTCTCGCTCATTTAGAACGCGCCTGGTTTCTTTAACTTTTTATTGTGCTGCCTCGATTAGTTCCTGCCCCTGGTTCTTAACATTCCCCACGGCACGCGTAACGGCGTGCCAGATAAACTTGTCGGCGGGAACTGTTCCGTCGGCAATTATCTCCTCGGCTTCCTTCCCGCCAACATCCTGACGCATCCACTCCCGGGCGGCTTCTGGTGACAGAACAAGAGGACTGCGGTCGTGAATGTCGACCAGACCTTTGTCAGCAGCAGATGTCACGATCAGAAAGCCCTCAGCTTCATCGCCGCGTTCAAAAGGCGTGCTGCCGATCGCCGCCATGAATATTGGATGCCCGTCGGCCCGGTGAATGAAGTAGGGTTGTTTCTTGTCGCCTTCCTTCTTCCATTCGAACCATCCATCCGCAAAACAGATCGCCCGGCCATGCTGCCACAGAGGTTTAAACATTCTGCTGATGGCTGCGGTTTCGACGCGCGCGTTTATCAGGGGTGCTTTATCCCACCACCCGGCCGCGTAGCCCCAGAACACCGGATCGAGATGTAACTGCTCATCGCGTTCGCTCAGCAGCAGCACTTTGGTGCCGGGCGCCACGTTGTACCGGCTAATAGGTTCCGGGTCATATGCAATGTCGCGATCGCCTTCATCGGCAAGGTAGGCCAGATATTCTTCACGGGTTTGTGCTTGTGCAAAACGTCCACACAT